CTAGAGAATTAACACAAATACAATCTATTCTACAGAATCAGGTTGAAAGTTTTGGTAAGTATGCTTTCAAACAAGGAGACTTAGTTGTCCCTGGGGAAGTTGGACTTAACACTAAACTAGATTATGTGAAGTTGTCTTCTGTATCAGAAGTTGCTGTATCAGATGGTATTGATATCGTTTATAAAAAATATGATATCAGTCAACTTATTGGATTACAAATTAGAGGTCTGAGCTCTGGAGTAATTGCTACCGTCCTAGAAACAAAGTTAGCAACAGATTCTACTGCTGATACAGTATACGTAAATTATTTAAGCAGTGGAAATTCTAACTTAGATGAGACATTTCGTCAAGGAGAAACACTTGAAGTAGTGGATGGAGTTAATAGTCCATTGCTAGTTGTTGGAACTGATGGAAGTGTTCTTCCAACTAGTATCCAAATTACAAACCCAGATACAGATGAAGTTACTCCACTAGAAAGTCCCGCTATGGGTTATGCTTCTGCTGTGAAAGTAGAAGAAGGTATCTATTTCGTAAATGGATATTTTGTTAGAAATGAAAAACAACTTTTAGTAATAGACGACTATTACAACAATCCATCGGCAAAGGTTGGATTTACTATCGTTGAAGAAGTTGTTACTCCAGAAGAAGATGCATCTCTATATGACAATTCTATTGGATCTGCAAACTATTCTGCTCCTGGGTCACATAGACTTAAGATTAGTTTAACAATTAAGAAATTTAAACTATCTGAAGCGACAGATAAGAATTTTATTCAACTAATTACAGTATACAAAGGATTGGTACAGAAAAAAGTATCTCCTACAAACTATAGTTTGATTGAGCAGACTCTTGCTAGAAGAACTTTCGACGAAAGTGGAGATTATATTGTTAATAATTTCTCTGTAGATGTTAGAGAATATGCACAAAAAGATAAGAATGGCGGTGTCTATAAGATTGACGAATTTGGATCATATAATGGATTAACAGAGTCAGAAGCAAGTAGAAAAATGCTTGCTGGTATTGGACCAGGTAAAGCATATATTAGAGGATACGAAATTGTCAACAAAGAGACAAAATTTCTAGAAATTAATAAAGCAAGAGAATCTCTTTCAAGTGATAATGTTACACTGAAAACTAAAGGACTTCCCACTTTTAATATTACCAACACGTATGGAAGTGTACCTTTAAATAAAGAAGGTGGAGATCTCACTGCATATCCATATATTAATTTATTCGCTACTTATAATGATGGATCTATTGGTCTCAATGGATCAGAAGAATCTACAGACCACAGACAAACTTTAAATAAAAGAGGAACCACATTAACAAGTAATGATGGTATCAAAACAGTTACTATTAATGTAACAAACACAACCACTACATTGGCATCGATTACAGATGGTACGTTTGCTAATTTGGCAGATTTGTATTTCATCAAAACAAGAGACGATGCTGGTAATGCACTTACAACAGGAACATTAAAGTCATTATCTTTTGCTAAAGTAAACAAACCATTACTCAATGCTAATGACTCTGTTCTATTCCTAGAATTAACAGTAGTTGGAGAGAAAGAAGATATTGAATTATTGATGCTGGAATACGATCCAGGTGATACTAATTATCAAAGAAATATATTTTTATCAGAAGCAGATGCTTCTACTGATAGCAACGAATTAGGATATATCATTGATTATAGTGAAACTATCACACCTTTAGTTGGTAGAGCAAAACCAAGCAACTATTTCTTAAAGAATAGAGGTCTTGGATTTAATTCGGACTCTGACATTATCTTATCTAAAGGAAGATTGGCAGCAGGTGGCGACACATACAATGCCATTTTTGGTCTTTCTTATTTTGATCCTGAATTTTACACAAAATTACTACTACAAACTGTCCCACAAAATAATAGTTTTGGAATTGGTAAGTATGTTGTTGGATTGACTAGTGGTGCTTATGGAGTTGTTGAAGGAGCACCTTCCGGAACATATTCCATTGGTAGTATTCTATTTGTAAAAACTCTTTCTGGTAAATTTGCTTCTGGAGAATCCATTAGAGATGAAGATGGGGTTACAAATAAAATTGCTAAAGACAATACAATTTCTAAATTTATTGTAGTTAATCGTGGACTTGGATATGCTGATGGTTCTACTCTTGTTATCAATGGCGTAGAATACGATGCTGCAGCAGCAGAATTGATGCGCTTGACAAACGGTTCGTTCTATACAGTTGAAATTAATAACAAGTCTGCTTTATCTACTGAGTATTCCCAACCACCAGCAGTATCAATTAAACAACCAGATGGAGCTGCTAATCCTAGCATTAGTGCTGTTATTTTACCTGTACTAACTAGAAATTCTGTAACAACTTACACACCACAAAATGTAAAATCTGTAACAGCACAATATGGATCTGGCAATGCCAATATCTTTACTGCAGATTTAGTTACAGATGATCAATCATATGCAGAAATTAAATCAGTCACTGATTTTACTTTCTTTGGTTCTAAAGGTTATAATTTTATAGAATCTACTAGTTTTAGTGCTGATGCTAGTATTTTGCTACAGCAAGGAGATGTTGTTCAGTTTTCAGATGAAAGCAACACACTAGTTCGTGCTGTTGTACAATATGCTACTCAAAGACAAGGATCTTCTAAGTCTAGAGTATACATGGATACTGTCCTTCCTGGTAATGTAACCAATACTAGTATTGTTAGATTACGTCCTAGAGTAGATAATGCTAACTTAGGAACTTTATTATTCCCAACAGGAAGCAATCAGATTAAAAAAGTTTCTAATACACCCGAAGAAACAAATATCAAATATTTTTTCCGTAGAGATTTTGTAACTACAGCATCTACGTCTGGTGGTACAATTACTTTTGCTGCTCAACTACCATTTGGTACACAAAGGTTTGCTACTTTTACTGAAGAAAATTATGTTATTACTGTATTAGATCCAGGTGATGCTCCAAATATCAGTAAGGGTGATATCATTTACGTTGATGTAGACTCTGTAGAAATTAGTTCTGCTACTGATACAGCAAGTGGACTAACATCTGGTAGTATTAGTCTCAATCTACCAACATCATACTTTGGAACTATTCCAGTAAATGGCACATTCCCCAAGTTAAAACTATCTGCAACATTAGAAGTTTCAAATGCCAAACCTAGATTAAAAACTTCTATTGAAAACAGAAGGATTGTTGTCACTTCTTCTGGAGATCGTGTAATCCCATTTAGAGGAACTAATTACGATAGTGATGTTGTTGAAACTATTTCATATTCAGATGCTTATAAACTGAAATATGTCTATGAAGGTAGCGCAACACAACCACCAACTGTTGATACTTCAGGACAGTTAATTTCTGGAATAGATGTAACAGATAGATTTACGTTTGATAATGGACAAAGAGATACCATATATGATGTTTCTCGTATTGTATTAAAACCTGGAAAAGAACAAACTACAGGTCAACTTGTAATTGCTTTTGATTACTTTGAACAGTCTCAGGGAGACTTCTGTACAATTGATAGTTATATTCATGAAGCGGGTGTAACCGAAGACCTCATTCCCTCATTCAATTCTTCTGTCTATGGAATTGTAAATTTAAAAAATTTGTTAGACTTTAGACCTAAGGTTGATTCTGCATCAACTATCGCTGGTTTCCAAGATCAATCTTCTTTGGCAGATAGTGTAGGTAAATTTGCCGGAGTAGGATCTGTAATTGCTGCTACACCAGCACCAGATCTTGGACTAGAGTACACAATCTCTTTTAGTCAAGTACAATATCTTGATAGAATTGATGGAGTTTTCTTGAATAAAAATGGAAACTTTATCGTTAAGGAAGGAAACTCTTCATTAAATCCAACTAAACCAGATCCTATTGATGATGCGATTGCTTTATTCTATGCTTATATTCCTGCGTTTACTCAAACCAGCAAAGATGTAAGAATTACATCAGTCGATAATCGCCGTTACACGATGCGTGATATCGGCAAACTAGAGAAGCGTATCGAACGTTTAGAGTATTACACTACACTCAGCATCCTAGAGCAACAAGCTTTAAACATGCAGATCAAAGACGAAATTGGTTTGGATAGATTCAAATCAGGTTTCTTAGTTGATAATTTTGAATCCCATAGATCTGGAAATCTAGTATCTCTTGATTACCAATGTGCAGTTGATTCTCAGCAATCAGTTTTACGTCCCCAATCTAAAGAAGATTCTCTATTCTTAGAAGAACTCAATACTAGGGAAGATCAAAGATTTGTTTCTGGATATAAAAAATCTGGCAACATTATCACTCTACCTTACACTAGTTTAAATCTATTAGGTAATAGTTTTGCTTCAAAAACATTAAACCCAAATCCATTTGTTGTTTTACAATATGTTGGCGATGCTTCTATATCACCAAGTATCGATCAATGGTATGATCAATCCACAGAACCTCTTGTAGTAGATACAAATACTGATCTATATAAGATTTTTCTTGCTAAGCAAGATGTAAGAGAAAGTTTTTCAAGTTTACATAATTCCTTTATCATAAACTGGGTTGGATCTTCTCCATCATTTACATCTATCAATTCTCTAGGACAAATCAATTCCTTAGAATCCCAGTCTTCTGTAAGTAAAGCTTCTGTTTCAAGTTCCTCAAATATCAGTCCACAAAATAATGATATTGCTAAAGGAGTACAATCTTCTATCGTTAGAGGCAATTCTGTATCTACTTCACTACAATTCTTTGCTAGAAGTCAACCAGTTAAGTTTGTAATTAGTAGACTAAAACCAAATACTAATATCTCAGTCTTCTTAGAAGGTCGAGATGTTAGTCGTTGGGTAAATCCAGATCTCAAATTTACTGGTGTTGCTGGTAATTCACTATCAGCTTTTAACGGCACTATAACTACAGACAATGATGGCAACGCTAGTGGACTGATCTTATTACCTGCAGGTTTTGCTCCTAGACAAAATGCTACATGGGGTGGCGATGTTGATACTGTTGATTATGATACAGATTCCGAAGAAGTAAGAATTACATCTGGAGTTAAGACTTTCAGGTTTACTTCAAGCGATAGCGATGCTGATAAACTAACAGTGTCTACATATGCTGAAGTTAAGTATTATGCTACAGGCATTTTACCAGAAAATCCTGTTAGTATTATCTCAACCAAACCATCTTTCTTTAAAGCAAACGAGGGTGTTCAATTTGTCGATAGTAATACAGATAATCCTGTAAGACCAAATCCACTTGCTCAAACATTTAAAGTTGAAAACTATGATGGTGGAGTATTTACTACTGGTATTGATCTTTACTTCAACAAAAAGAGTAATAAGGTTCCCGTCAAAGTATACTTAACCAATGTAGAGTCGGACAAACCAGGCAAAAATATTATTCCTGGAACAGAAAAAATCCTATCTCCATTTACGTATATTAAATTCTCGGCAAATGGAAATGTTTATATTACCAAAGGCGAAAACGTAACGGGAACTACTTCTGCCGCAAGTGGTCCAATTGAAAAGGTTATTGATAAAAATGGTGTTGATTTAATTCCATCTTCTTCTGGTAGGTTCTTGCTAACAAATGAGCAAGTATATACACTTGTTCTGAGTAACCACAATGGTCGTTCGTTTAATCAAAACGAACAACTTTCAGTTCCATCAGTAACTCTCAGAAACAATACACAAGGAGAATTTGGAGTTCTAACTGTTGCTAAAGATAGTGGCAAAGTTTCAAATATCAGAATTACATCTACAGGTCAAAATTATACTAACGCAATTTTAACTATTGAAAGTCCACAACTTCCTGGTGGATCTGTTGCTACTGCTAGTGTGGAAGTATCTGACGGCAAACTTTATAATACAGAAATTAGTTTGAACGGATTTGGATATACAGAACCACCATCGGTCGTCATCAAAGGCATCGGTAACGGCGCTGGAGGAGCGATAATTGAGACTGAGATAGAGATTGATAGTCCGGCTGTCAGAATGGGTGTAGCAGTGGATCAGAGTGGTCTCACAGATTCCACTGTCCCAACACATTTTGAATTTGAACATCCTGTATATCTACAGAATGACACAGAGTATGCCATGGCAATTGAAACAGACTCAACTGACTATGAAATTTGGGTATCTAGACTTGGGGAAGTTGATGTTTCTACAAGTACTGTTATTACGACACAACCTTCTCTTGGTTCAGTATACAGATCACAAAATGTAGACAACTGGACAGAAGATAATTTTGAGGATGTCAAGTTTACTCTATACAGAGCAGAATTTAATATCACCAAAACTGCAGAGTTAGTATTAACAAATGAATCTTTAGGTTATGAGTTATTATCTAAGAATCCATTCAATACTAATGCTACAGCTAATACAAACGCGACTTCAAGACTCTTCCGAAACAACAACAACATCATTCAAGTATCACATAGAGATAATGGATTTGAAACTTCTGGATCCTCTTATGTTTTCTTCAAAGGAGCGGTTGAGACTGGTGGTGTGACTTCTGATGTTTTAAACAGCAAATTATTCCAGATTACAAATAGTGGAATTGATACCTACAATATTGTATCAGATGTTGCTGCTTCCGGAAACATTGAAGGTGGTGGTGAAGTAGTATATGCTACTTACAACAGAAAATATGAAATTTTATATCCACAAATTCAATACTTATCATTTACCGGAACTAAACTAAGTTCTTCTATCAAAACAACAAATGTTGTTCCCGTAGATTCAACAACTAATAATTACACATCATACTCACAGACAGATTATGAAAAGACATTTTTAAATGAACCACATTATTTCACGAATCAAAAATTCATTGCTTCTGATATTAATGAGACATTAAACAATGTTACTTCATTAATGTATAAGTTGTCTCTTTCATCTACTGTTTCATATCTTTCCCCTGTAGTTGATCTTTCCACAGCAAGTGTCAAAACTATATCTAATAGAATTGAATCTGCTACTGGGCAAGAAGACAGATACGGAAGAAGAGATCAAGTTATTAAGTTCTACCCAATCTATAAGTTTAATATAGGAAATACCAGCGGTAGTCAAATTCAAAACAACCAAGCTATCGAAGGATATACTTCAAAAGCAGTTGGTACTATTGCTAGAGTTGATGGTTCCACAGTTTATGTGAGACTTAAAACAAGTCAATTCTTTAAGAGAGGAGAAAGAGTTACATTAGGAAATCAGCCAACGTTAGTTGAGACTCTTAATGGTGTAATTGTACCAGCTGCTACTATTGATACCAACCCAATTGAAGTATTCCTTGATATTCCTGATGCGGCAACTATGGTTGCCAGAAATCCATCTAATATTTTAGAATCATATGATAACATCATTACCGGAACTGCGGTTATTTGGAACAATAAAACCCAAGAATTGGAAGTAAGGAATGATACACAACCATTAGCAGATGACTTCACAGGAAGAATTATTGACAATGTAATATACAATAGAAATTCTGTTGTAAATGATCAACTTTCTGATATCTTTAGAGTAGGAGACTTTCTTAAGTATCCAAATCAAGTAGATGAGGAAGCAAGATTCTTAGAAATTAAAGAAATTACTTATGCTAATGGAATAACATATGTTTCGGACAACACTTCCAAAAACAGTTCTGCTGTGGCAAAATATGTTACAAAAGAAGTTGTAATTAATAATCCGGCAACTGCTGTTGATGTTCATATAACATTAAATTCTAAAGACATTAATGATGTTCAAGTTCTTTATAAATTTAAAAAATCTTCGAGTCAAGAAAACTTTGAAGACATTAACTGGATATACTTTAATGAAGATGGATCTCCAAATTCACTAGAGATTGCTACAGCAGAAAATACAATTTCTTCTGTTATAGAGAAACAATCTTCGTATCAAGACATTACTTATAGTGTGTCTGATCTCCCAGAGTTCTCATCATTTGCTGTTAAGATTGTTATGAAGGGAGTTGATCCAGCATTTGTTCCCAAAATTCAAGACATCAGAGCAGTAGCAGCATTCTAATTTCCGCATATGAGTTACATTAAAGTAGAGGGTCATGATGGTCTCGTTAGAGACGAGACCACAGGTGCTATCATCAATTTCGACAATTCTGCTATAGAATCTAGACGCAAATCAAAACACCTTGGTTCCGCGTTAGAAGACATAAATATGTTGAAGGATGAAATCTCTGAAATCAAATCCCTACTTAGAGAGTTAGTAAGAAATGCCAGCAATTAATGTCGCTAGAACTGATACCTTTGAAAAACAAAGGGTAAAAATTAATGAAGTCGCTGCTCAAATTTTTAACGTTACTGCAGGTGGATCTGATCTATCTACAGGAAATTTAAAATTAGGTGATGGTTCAGTATCTATTCCGAGTTTGGCATTTGTAAATGATGCTGCGTTAGGCATCTATAGAAATGGGGCAGGTGTATTAGGATTTGCCAGTAACAGTAAAAAATTATCAGATCTGTCAGCGGCAAACGTTAAGTATTACAGAGATTTTGTAATTGAGAAAAATAGTCTCGATACTACCGGCATCGCTGTTTTAAATACTGGTAGTAATTATGACGCTGGATCTTATTCGGGAATTGCAGTAATTGGTGGTACTGGTGATTCTGCTACTGTTGGTATCGAAGTGGATGGATTTGGTGGATCTGTTACATCTACTGGTTCCGCATATGTACCAGGAGTTTATTTAAATATTCCAGTTCTTAGTAACGGATCTGGTACTGGTGCTCTTATCGACTTCACAGTTGATGAAATTGCTGGTGCTATTACTAATGGTGGTATTAACTATGCCACTGGTTCATATACAAACTTAGCAGTAATTGGTGGTAGTGGTCAGCAGATGACTGCTGATGTCACAATTAGTGCGTTTGCTGCCACAGTAACTGGCGGAACTAACTATCCAAACGGGGTGTTTAAGAGCATCCCAATGACGGGTGGTAATGGAACAGGAATGCTGATGAATCTCAGTGTTCAAAATGGTGGTGTACAACCTGTTGGTGGAGTTGATAGCAGCGAATTCGTATCTGTTACATCTCAGTACACTGCAGGGGATGTTGTAACAGGAACTATTCCTCTTGCAGGAACACAAACATTTGTAGTTAAATCTTCTTTAGGTAACAAATATTTCCTTGATGGATTTGAAGGAGGAGATTTTAATCTATTAAAAGGTAAAACTTATATTTTTGAAGTTGTTGATCCAACAAATGGTTCACACCCAATGTTCTTTTCATCTACACAAGATGATGCGAACACTATTTTAGATGCTGCTGATGGTTTTACATATGTTCTAGATGGAGTTACAGTAACTGGATCAGGATTTGTTTCAGGTTATTTTGGTGCTACTACTAGAAGTATTACATATGCAGTACCAGCAAACCCAGCAAATGCTGTTGTTTATTATGGATGTGCTGTTCACCCATTAATGGGTGGTGCTATTACTCACTCAGATCCAAATCCACAACAAAGTGGATTCCAAATGGAAATCGAAACTGTTGGTGGTAGTGTCACAGAATTTATAGTCAATGCTCCAGGAAATGGTCTTTACCAAGCAGGAGATGTCATCTCTGTTGCTGCAGCAGATTTATATGATGTAGACACTGCCAATGCAGGATCATTAGGTTCTGGTATGCAGATTACTCTTGGTGGTAATTTTGGTGCTATTTCAGCATTAGATCAGATCGCTGATTTTGGTAATGGATATCAAACTGGAGATATTCTTACATTAGCAAGTGCAGTTAGTAATGTCAACACTTATGCTAGAGGAGAATTGACCTTTAGTGGTATTACCTTCACATCTACAGCAGGTGTTACCGCAATTCAGTTTACAGGTAATGCTTTTGGTAGTGCTAGAACATATAATAGTATTGCCGTACAAAATATCACTAGTGGTGGTAGTGGATTAATTGTTGATGTTGTTATCTCGGAAGGTGGTGGTAATTCTTTCTATGAATCTGTAACCATTGTAACAGCTGGTACTGGTTACTTACCAGGAGATTCATTATACATTGCGGGTAACACCTTAGGTGGTACTTCTGGTGTTCAACCTGGATCTGGTGGTAATGATCTTGCTATTAGTGTTTCTACAATTGATGCTGGTAGTCCTCAGATTACAGTTTCCGATACTACTGGTATTGAAGTTGGTGATGGTGTTGAAATTGTTCAAAACATTAATAACCCAGGACAAATTCCTGGTGGTGTAACTGTTCTTAGTGTTGATAGTGGAACACAGTTCACTATGTCAGAGGGACCAACTATCCCTGGTAGTGCAGATCTTAAAATTGTCAACTCAAATTTAGATAATTTAACAGTTGCTTCCACGACAGGTATTGTTGTTGGAATGGAAATTACCAAAGTAAGTGGTAACGGTGAACTTGTTTCTGGCACAACAGTTAATGAAATCATTAATGCAACTACGTTAAAAATTTCTATTAATCCATCAGTTGCTGGCACAATGGTTGTCAACTTTGAACCAGAATATGGTGGTGGTACTGGATTCCAATATACAGTTGGCACATTAGGTTTTGTTAGTGAGGTAAGTATTGTAGAAGGTGGTAATGGATATACCATTGGAGATACTTTAGAAGTTAGTCCGTTTGATCTTGTCCAACCAGAAGTATATGCAGTTACTAACTTAGAAGTTGATAAGATTAGTTTTGTAAGTAATGTAATTCCTGCTGCCACATTTAGCGTAGGAGATACAGTAGGAGATGCTGGTGGATCAATTCTAGCATCTACAGTAACAGTTTCTACGGTTGTAGCAGCTGCTAATGATGGTGTATACAGTGGGGTAGTACAGAGTGCAACATCTGGAAATGGCGTTGGTGCTACCTTTGATATACAAAGAGACAACACTGGTGCTATTCTGTCCGCCGTAATTACTACAGGATCTGAAGGATCTTTCTACGCAGATAATGATACTATCACAATTCCTGGCGCATCTATTGGTGGTAATACACCTGCCGATAACCTGACAATCACAGTTAACTCTGTCAATGCTGCTGGTGATCCTGTAGTTGTTCGTAAAGTGGCAACTTCTGCTGGTAACATTGATTACATTATAGTAGATAGATTCGGTTTTTCTGCAGGAGACATTCTTGTAAATGCAAGTGCTCCAACAGTAGGATATGAGACTGATACTGCCGAAACAGAGTATCGTTACTTTGTTGATTTAAATGATGGTAATGGAGCAACAATGACTCCATCTTGGACTGTATATTCTGGTAACAGTTACGTATTTGATCTTAGCGATGGAACAAATGGCGGTCATGATTTTGCTCTGTCTACATTTAGGGATGGTATTTGGGCACCTAGTAGGAGAGAAAACCTTAGTACTACTTTAGAAACTACTAGTAAAATTATTACCATCACTTCAACCAGTGGAATTACTGCTGGTATGGTTGTACAAAAAGTATCTGGAGATGGTATTCTTGGAGATAATACAACTGTTGTATCTGTAGATAGTGCGACTCAATTGACACTGAGTTCAAATCCAACTACACCAGGTGAAGTTGTTATCAATATCTTTGGTGCACAATATACGGATGGTGTTACTGTTGATGGTACAAATGTAACAATTAAAGTTTCAGATACAACACCTACTCTTTATTATTTCTGTTCTACAGAAAATATTGATCACCAAAACGAAGGTGGCGATGATAACGATGAAGCACAAATTACAGTTAGCACAAATAATCCTAAGACATTTGGTAGTGGATTCTCATTATCTGTAACTGATGTTATTGTAGAGGAAGTTGTAAAAGGAACTGTACAAGATGGTTTCTTTGAAGTTCAAAAACTTACAACACCATTAGCAGAAGCGACTGAAGCTGTGATTGCTAATGCGACTATTAGTACATTACTAACATCTACAGCAATTACATGTGGTAATTTCTCTGGTCCTGCAGCAGGAAATATCGACATTGCTGTAGATGATCCTCTAACTGGAATTGTTAATGTTACTGCTGCTACATTAAACGTAGGTTCTAAGGTTCAGTTTGCGGCAACAACAGGTGATCTTACTGTTACTAATATCCTCAAGGGTAGTGAAGTAAGAATTGGTGATTACTTAAAAATTGAAAATGTTGATAATTCGTTCAGATCACTTGGTGGATTTGATGTTAAGTTTGTTCCTGATACAGGTAGAATTGCGGATGTTTTAACTAATACTGCTATTGCTGTTCCATCTGGTAATACATCAGAAAGACCTGTTGCTGGTATCGTAAAAGATGGTTGTATTAGATTTAACACAGACACAAATCAATACGAAGGTTATAGTTCACAAACTTCTTCATGGGCGTCATTAGGTGGTGTTAGAGATCTAGATGGAAATACATTTATCTTAGCGGAAGAGAGTGTAGGTAATAACGACAATACTTTATGGTTTATTAACGACAATATTAATACGGTTAGGTTCACTCCAAATCATCTTGAATTTGTCAACATGAAGAAGATGCGTTCTGTGAATGTGACTGCTCCTGCATATACAGAGTGGGCAGCAAACGTTCCTGTAACGGAAGGGCAATATCTCAAGTATAAGAATAACCTTTATCTTGTTCCTAGTGGTGGAGCTGGTACTACTGCTACAAGTGGTAGTGAACCAACACATACAAGTGGCACTCTACCTAATGGTTCTGCACAACTAGAATACTCTCAAATCGCAGTTGCTCCTCTAACATTTGAGGATATTGAAGAACTGAGAATTGGACCTCTAGGTGATTTGCCATTAAGTATTAATGGCGATTTAAGATTAGCAGATAATGTAGTATCAACTGATGTTAGTGATCTACTTCTAAGACCTAACTCTGGCAAAAAAGTTATTATTGATGCAGCAACATCTCTTGTAATTCCAAATGGATCTACTGGCGAAAGAGGAACAGCAGAGCAAGGTTCTATTAGATACAATACAACCAATCTAACATATGAAGGTTATGATGGAACCAACTGGGGTTCTCTTGGTGGTGTCAAAGACGTTGATCAAAACACTTATATTATTCCGGAAACCGTTCCTGGTGCTAATGAAAATATTTTATACTTCTACAATGATGGAAACAACTCATTACAACTCACCACGTCAGCACTTGATTTCTATACCGTAGATACAATCAGATCGCAATCAAGCAATCAGTTTGAGATTACTGCAAACTTAATGACATTTAATAATGCAGAAACTACATTTGATAATACTGATACAACTAGGACATTCCTACATACTTCAAAACCATATTTTGATCTTGGTGTTTCCACAGGCATCTATGTAGATCCTATTCTTAGATTGGATGATCAAGGTGATGTATATCTAAACACTGGTTTTGGCACTGGTAACTATAATGGAGTTAAGGTCTTTGATGGAGATCTTAAAGAATTTGAACTTGCAGATATTAAAATTTCATCTGAGAAAGTAACTTTGATTAAAGGTTCTGCGAATAATGGTGGTTCCAACATATATGATACAACTGTTGCTAAAGGAGCAAAGGTAGTTGTAGTGGCAGAAAATCAAGCAGATGGTTCTAAAGAATTTATTGAATTTGGTGTAACAGATGATGGTACAGATATATTCCATACAGAGTATGGAAACTTAAGAACTGGATACCAATTGATTGTTCCAGAGTTTGAATTTACTTCTGGAAATGAAGCAAGGTTAAATATTACATTAGGAGCTGATGTTCCTACTACAAATACCGTAGTTATTACTTTCTCATCCACAATTACCAAGAACTAAAATGGCAACTACAATCGAAAAATTTGATTCCGCAGGTGGTTTTTCTATCGGAAAAACTGTGATTGTCGATGAAAGTCGAAATGGTAAAGATCTGAATACTTTAGAAATTAAAAACTCTAACTATGCAGATAGTAATACTACCACATATATTTTAAGAGGTATCAACACAGCATCTCTAGAATTAGATGGCGTAGGAGCACAAATTCCTATTGCTAATAGCACCATGAATTTTATTACTGGACATATTATTGCAGTAAATGCTTCTGGTGTTATCTTCACAAGTAAATTAGAATCTGCGGTGTATTGCGACGGAGTAGGTTCAGTTACTGTAATGTCAACTATGGAAACAATCATCAAAGATGATATTCCTGCGGGTCAAACTTGGTCAATTACTCCAGTGGGAGCAACTAATAGATTTTCTTATACTACTATTAGAGCAGGCACAACATCTACTATTAAATGGGCAGTATCAACTCAAGTTACAACACTTGAGTGGGCATGAGAATGCTAAATACAACTGAGGATAATACAGGTTCTGGGAGTTAGACTGCGACATGTCAATTCATATTAATTCCGATAAGGAAAAGTTTCAGGGTTCCAAACCTAAGCTGGTCGGTGATAATGAACTTACTGTTAGAGGCGGTACAGGTTCATTAGAAAAAGAAATTCTAAGGACGCAGTTAGATGCTAATACGGGTTTACCCCGTGTTGGTATTAATAGAACGGGGCAGAGAGTTAATGATGTTAAAATTTTAACTGGTGGTTCTGGATATATTTCGCCACCAATTATAACAATATCGGCACCTATTGGTGGGGGTGGAGTCCAAGCACAGGGTTCTGCATTTATCTTTAATGGTCAGGTTGTATCTATTGCTGTCAATGATCCCGGCAGTGGATATACTCAAGCTCCTACAGTTACCATTCAAGCTGGTGGCGGTGTTGGTGCTTCTGCTGAGGCATTACTTGATACTGTTGATTTTGAACTTGACATCAACGGTGCTATTAGAACCTCTACGTCTATCATTTCCGATACGGCGAGAATCCTCAACTTGGATATCGACAACTTCGTTACTCCAAACGCAGCATTTAGAGCACCCTCTCTAAAAACTTATATTAATAATTCGGGTACTTTATGGTCCTCGAATATTATTCTACAGGAAAATGCGTACAGGTACTTTGGACAGAACGTATATCAAGCATTAAACTCAGGACAAACTGGATCTAGCGCACCTGTTCATACGGATGGCGAAGCACTAAATGGTGAAGTTAATTTCAAACATATTGGTTTTCGTGTAGTTGACGAAAATGATTTTGGATATTCAGAAACTGGTGCATCTGGGGTATTCCCTCGTTCTATTACTCCTTTACTAGGAGATAGATCAGACAAGATTGCTACTACAGAATACGTCCTCAACCTAGCAACGAATGACGTTGGTGGTCGTATTTACGTTTCACAAACTATTGGTTCTGACTTAAACGATGGTCGTTCTGCCGTAAACCCAGTTCGTTCTATCAAGAAAGCAGCACAACTTGCATGGGCGACTCCTGGTGTTAAGGAGACCCTTATTGTTTCTGGTGGTGACTACGTAGAAGATAACCCAATTTCACTGCCACCTGACGCATCAGTTGTTGGCGATAACCTTCGTCTCGTAATTATCAGACCTGCCAACCCCGGCAAGCATATCTTCAAGTTTGGTGATAAAAACTACGTTACTGGTGTCACTTACAGAGATAAGATTGATTCCAATGGCGATGCAGTTGCGACTTGGGATTTCGCAATGGTCTTTGACGATAAACAGCGTATCTTAATTGATGCTGATGTCAATGGAGATTTTGGTACTAGTTTCCCAATCGGTCATCAAATTTTTGGACCACAACAGTTCAGAGTTACATTCCAAAATAACACTGGTCTATCTACTTTAATTACTGGATTGAGCGTAATTGGTGTTAACACTGGTTCCAGAGCAAATATACAAAAAGTTGTATTTGATGATATTACTGGTCCTAGTGCATACATTAGTGGTACTCTTGATATTACACTAGATAGTGGTTCTTTTGTTGAGGGAGAACAATTTAATTTTGTAACTTCTATTAGTTATAGCGTAGGAAGTCCCTTAGCATTAACGTCTACCGGAACAACTTCTGCAAACAAAATTACATTTAGCACTGATCCAACTTCTATAACCCCAGCTGGAACATACGTATATTTAAGTGATGATGGTAATGCAATATTTACTCCTTCTGCTGGTTACTACGAAGTAACTCAAATTGAACCAAATGATATCAACAATCCAACTTCATGGGAAGTTAGTTACTTACCTGTTCTTGGATCTACTGGATGGACCGCAATTCAAACTGCGTCTATTGAAGTATTTACCGGAAATGCTCAGGTAGAAACATTAAATACTACAGCTCTCAAATCAATTCGTGCTGAGGGAGAAGTTGTTTCTGTAGATGAAGATTACACATCACTTTTGCCTATCTCCAGATTAGATTTCTCATTACAAGGAGATACCAGTATTGCAACTGGTGGATTCCAAGGCACCCAATTTGGGAATGCAGAAGATCTTGGTGGTATTGTATTTTATACAAATGCTCTGGTTGGCAGAAATAATACACATGACTTTAAAGAAGGTCAAGAGATCTTAATTGAAGGTCTCCCAACTTCTTCACCTGATCTATCTGCGTTAAATGGCAGACAGAGAATTTATAAAGTATTAGAAGATGCTGATGGTCGTTGCAGACGATTTGTCATTCCTAAAAAAATGCCAGCTCTTACTGATGCGGAATTTGATCCAGGTCAATTTGCAACTGTTAAGACAGCAACAAAATCTATTACCTTATCGCTACTTAACTCCCCAAACACATTCCCAATTAGTTCTCCTGTAGATAGGAGGTTCCAAGACGCCTGTACGTTACTGCGTAACAATAGAGATTTTATTGCTGATGAAGTCGTAGGTAAAATTAACGATCAATTTGCAAGATACTTCTACTCTGCATATAATATCAGCGGAAACTCATTTGATATTTTTGTAGGTCTTGCAGAACAATCTCACACATATGTTTCTGGTGGTACTGTAAAGTTTGGTGGTACTACTTATAACGTTTTAAACTTTGTTTACAGTAACGCTGTAACTGGTGTTGCAACTGTAACAACAGATAGTCTTGTTGCGGGTTTGAATGAAGATGATCACATCAAACTAGAGGGAATGACTCTAGAATGTGATGCTGGTCAAAAAGTTTATCCATCTTATAGTTCACCAAGTGCTACTGGCAGTGATGGTGATAGTCAGTGTAAAGAAGATATTGTTCACTTTATTAACGCAATCATTAGAGATTTAGAATTTGGATCTAATCATAATGTAATTGAAGCAGCTCAAAAATATATTGTAGATGGTAAGATTACTTACATTGAAGATGAAATTATTCAAAATGCTCGTGCTATTGAATATGCTAGAGAACTAGCAATTTATTGTATGAGGAACTGGAGAACCGAAAATGGTGCTCCATCGGATCCCATCTACACACCACTACATTCATCTTTACCAAGATATTTTGATGATACTATTATTACATTAACTGCAGGAACACCTGCTTGTGCTAACGTAGCATCTGCTATTGATACTTTATCATTCCTTTGGTCTGATGTCATTACCAATAATGCGTCCGGCACATATCTAGATGCTGCGTATTTAATTTCTAGAAATAAAGATCTTATTGCTGATCAAGCACTTATTGATACGGAAGCACAATTTCCTTCATTAAATCTTAGCGATACCAACCAAAGAAAATGTCGTAGAGATATTAGAATTGTACTTGATGGTCTTATCAAAGACTTGGTACTTGGTGGCAATAATGGAATTGTTACTGTTGCTGAATCATACTTCACTGGTGTTCAGTTAACTGGTATTGCCGAAGCGCAGCGTCCTTCTACGATATATGCTTTCCAGAGAGTTAAAATATATGCATTGGAAACAATGCGTAACTGGTCTGATGGTGTAGTCGATTCTGTAACACCAGTTGGTGCCATTTACAATTCTACTACAGGTGATTTAAATATCACTTACCCTGTTTCTGGTGGTGGTATTCCACAGGTAGGAGACAGAATTGCGTTTACAGAAGATGCTATCACTTTCTCCTGTGATATGGGTGGTGGCGCTGCTAACCACGCAAGTCCAAACAGATTTGATTCCAACTACGGAAAGAGTTACGAAATCAATTCTGTAACTGGAACGACAATGATTGCCATTGGATTGAACGTTGGAGACGCAGGAACTGCAGCAGGAATTGCTCATACATTTGTTAGTGCAAAAACAAACGGAACGATCATTATATTCAATCCGACTACAGTAACTTCCACCATTCCTAGGTTTGATGATTGGAATATCTTATTGGATTCCACACCACTATGTGCGAATGTCGCAACTTCCATTAATACAATAATGGATCTGTTTGAAGATATTTTAGATGAGACAATTTCTGCTGGAACAACAGTTAAAACTTTTGGAACATTATTTGATCCAGCATTGCTAATAACATATCCTGATAATTTTATCTATGATTCCAATAATGTAAGAATGGCAATTCGGGGTGACTTTGATGATAATCCTATCATCGAAGCATCACCATACACTCAAAATGCATCTGTTATCTCCTTCCTAGGTGGTGGTGGTGCTCTAATTGATGGTAGTAAGGTCAAACAACCTAACTGTCCTTTCCCTGGTCTTGAACTAGATGGATCCGCATCCTTCCCTAATCAGGGTAAGTCGATGGTTGCTGCGGCATTCACGATTGTATCTTTTGGTGGCACAGGTTATAAAGTTATAAACGATGGTTATACTCAGTTAGTTTCTGTCTTTGTTATCTTCTGTGCTGATGGCGTTCTTTGTGAATCTGGTGGTTATGCATCTATCACCAACTCCGCTACTAACTTCGGACAGTATGCTCTAAGAGGTATTGGATTTAGAGAAGATCCATATACATTTGATATTGCAACAATCTCTAACGTTTCTTCTACTCCTACTGGTAGAACTATTCTAACAGTAACTGGTTTAGGAAGAGAACCACTAGAGCATTATGTTGCTAAAATTGATGGTTATAGAAATACTAATACAGACATCGAATACTTTGTTGATGTTGTTGCTGCAGTTACAGTTGGTCCTCCTTTCTCTGCTCAGTTAACATTTGACGATGGCACAGGTGGTGCCATGGATCTAACCGATAATGCAACTAATCAGGCAGTATCTACTGGTTCATTGTTAGGTAAGACAATCAATCTACACAGACCATCTATTGTTAACTCTTCTTCCCACACTTGGGAATTTGCTGGTTCGGGAACTAATTACTTAGCACTACCTGAGAACGGTGGTACTAAGATTGAAGCATTTGAACAAGTTTCCGAACAGTATGGACGTGTATATGTCTCTGGTACTGACGAACTTGGCGACTTTAAAGTTGGTACGTTTGCTAGAATTGAAAACAGAACTGGTAATATTACTTTCACTGGTACGGTTACAATTTCTGAAGTTGAATTCTTGAAACTGAAAGGTGGCGACGTTGTTGTTACTGGTTTCGACGCATCCAACACACTTGGTGGCGCAACTGCGACCGACTCTAAACTACCCACACAAAAGGCAGTTAGAGATTATATCACTAACAACCTTGGACCTTACATCAACAAACCATACTCTACGAATGCTGTTCCTAGAGCACTGGTTGAACTTACTGATTCTGGTAAAATTTCTATCGACCAGATCCCAGCACTTAGACCATTTAGTGTCTTCACTGTTGCCAACCAAGCAGAAAGAACTTCACTAGAAGGAGCACTTGCTGGTGATATTGCGATCCAACAGGATACATCCACATCATTCATTCTAAACAATGATAATTCTAGTTTGTTCCTAGGGTTTGCTGTAGATCCAGCATTATCATTTACTATTGGTGATGTATTTACCGGTAGCATTTCTACTGGACGTATCCAATCAACTGAATACAGAAAGGGTGTTGTATATCAAATTAATGTCAACAACGGTGGTTCTGGATATGTAACCCCACCGGTAATTACATTTGCTGGTGGCAATCCAGAAGCAGGTGCAGTCGCAGCTGCCGCAACTTGTACTATTGCCAATGGTACAGTAGTTACTGTAACAATCATCGACTTCAATGGTTATAAAGGTGGTTTTGGATATACCACTGCTCCTACTATAACATTCGCTGCTCCTCCTGGAGCTGGTGTACAAGCACAAGGTAATGCTTTACTTGAAAGCAGATTGTATGGCAATATTGTTAATAATATTAAAATTGAAGACACCGATACTATTAACGATAGTACATCACCTACTCCAAATACAATTAACATTAACAGAGGTGTTAATACATCTTCATTCGATATTAATAACTGGGTATCTCTATCTTCCAACCAGATTGCTGCATCCGATATTACATCCGGTGTTATTGAAACAGATAGACTAGCATCTGGCGGTGCTGCAAACTCATTCACTTTCTTACGTGGCGACCAAAACTTTGCTCTTGCCATGCAATCCATTAAGGGTGCTGAGAGAAGATACTTTGCTCTACTAGCAGCACAGTGTAATTCTGGTTCTAGTCAGATGTTGTTTACTACCAACTCTGATGTTCTAATCGGACACGAAGTTAAGAACAACGTTGCCGGTGTTCAAAATAATACAAACATCACTGGTGTTATCACAGCTGCTGGTTTAACCACTGTAGCACTAAACAATCCAGTAACACAAAATATTCCAATCAACACGATCATCGAATTTGAGCGTGGCGAATCTCCAATGACGTTTGAATCTACCTATACTTTAGGTGGATTTGTTGATGCTGTTATCGTTGCCAATGGTGGTAGTGGATATACTAATGGTCAGTATTTTGATGTTGAACTACAAGGTGGCACAGGCACAGGTCTTAAAGCAAATATTGTTGTTTCTGGCAACGCAGTTACAGATCTGACAGTTACCGATGGTGGTAGTGGATACAACGCTGACTATGCTATCACAGTTTCTCCAACAGAAATTGGTGCTGGTTCTAATCTTGTATTGAATGCTAAAGTTTCTACTGTTAATAGACAGTATGCAAACGTTGCTATTGATATCACCAGAGTTTCGGATCTAACTATTTCCGCTGATCTTTACGGAACAATTGGTGTTTCTAGATATAAGAAAGCACAGTTCAATATCGGTCAGGCTGGTAATGGTTCGGTTGAACTTAAGACAGGTCCAGATAGTGGTCTAGACGCTGACTTACTAGATGGTCAGCAAGGTAATTACTATACAAATGCATCCAATCTATTTTCTGGAACAATTCCATCCGATAGATTAAATGGTACTTACAATATTGACGTTAGTGGATCTTCAAACAACACTATCAGATTACAAACTGGTACTAACAACCCAACATCAAATCCAGATCCAAACAGTTTTGTTGAAGGTGCTATTTCAAACACAGTATTTAATAGCTCCAACGGATTGGGATCTGCTTATCCTTCTGTTAATACTGGTATTGGATCTGGCACATCAACTAAGCACTTAGTTCTAACTCTAAGAAACGGTGCGTCTGGTTTCGACGCATCATTTGGTGGCGTAAGACAACTTGCGTTTGCTAATGATGATAACATGTATCTTCGTGGTTCTGGTAACGGAGTCACAACCTGGAACTCTTGGGCTAGAGTATGGAGTTCACTAAATGATGGTGTTGACTCTGGACTAGATGCTGACAGATTAGATAATAGACAAGGAACTTGGTATCAGGATGCTCTAAACATTAACTACGGCACACTATCTGAAAATCGCCTTCCTAGATTTATTAGTGAAACTAAATTTAGAGATAAAATTACCATTAAGTCATTCAGTGGAGATCCTAAGTATAGAATTTATGTTTCCGGTCAGATCTTAAACACTGCGCCATTTATTCCTGGCGATCCTACTAACCCTTCAATCAATCTTTATAATGCGAACGCACAAGGTGTTGGTAGTTTTGTCCTCGACAATGTTATAACCAATGATGACCTTACTGACAACTTTAATGATTATACAATTCTGATTGGTAGATTAACTTCCGGTAATTTTGTTGGTGCCTTAACAATTGGTACTGCATCTAATAGAGTAGAGTTTGACGACTTTACTATTGAAGATGGTAATACTGTAGAAGTTGCTAACTTCCAAAGTAATGGTGGTGTCGCAGAACTACAGTTAGGTAGAAAAGATGGCAATACATCTTCACCCTCAATTATATTCAACTCTTCGCAACTGTCCGCAAACTTTAATGCAAAAATTGAAGCATCTGGTGGTAATGCAACTGATGGTTCTGGCGCTCTTAATGTTTCTGTTGTAAACGCTAATGCTTTTACAATAAACAATCAAGTTATTTGGAATGCTGGCAATATCCTGTTTAGTAGTTCTAACGTTCCAAATTATGCGGTACAGCGTGATGCTTCTGGCAATTTCTCTGCGGGAACAATTACTGCAGATGTAACTGGTGCTTCTTCACTTAACGTATTGAAGACAGGCGATACCATGACCGGACCTTTGGTCCTTACTGGATCTGGTTCTAACTTAACAGTATCCGGAACCACAAACTTAAATAGTTTTGTTAATGTCGCAGATGATTTTAACGTAGATAGTGGTGTACTATTTGTAGATGTATCGGCAAATGAAGTTGGTGTTAATACTACAAATCCAGTAGCTAATCTAGATGTTGTTGGTGATCTTGGTATTTTTGTTCGCACATCAACTGATAGTGTTGGAGCTCAAATTAGATTCTCTGATCTAGGATCAGCAGCTCAAAATGGTAAAATTGAATATTATCACTCTGATAGTAACACACCAAACTCCCAATATAATGAAGCATTCTTTATTGAAGGAACAGAAACTAAACTAGCACTACAAGTTACTGGTGATATTCTTGCTACAAGAAGAATGGGTGTTGGACTCACCCGTGAACCAAACTTCACCTTTGAAGTTGCTGGTAATGGATGCTTTAATGATGGACTAACCATCGACCAAGCAAATGATAATAGTGGTGCTCCAATTAGTTTCCGTGGTGCTTCTTCCTATAGAAACTTTAGAGTTGGTAACCAGTTAGTTGGTAACCATCTATTCACAATCCAAGCATCCACTAATAACGGTGGAACAACTTGGAACGGAACTCCTGCTATCAGCATTAAGGGTGATGTCAACGCTGTCTCTATTAACACAACTTCTACATCTGGTGTAGATCCAGAATCTAACACAACCAGAAATTATAAGTTGAATGTTCAGGGAGATATGAACATTAATGGTCAGTTCTTCCAGAACAATGCGGAGTTTGTAACTTCAAGATGGACAGAAGCAACTAACAATTTAGACATCTATAGAATTTCTAAAGTTGGTGTCAATAAAACAGATCCAGTATATGAACTAGATGTTTCTGGTGATATTCAAGTTGCGAATGGAACCCTTTATTCTAATGGTGTCAAGCAATGGATAGACTCATATGGTATCTTTAAATCTAATAGTAACACAGTTGCTGAGGACGTAACTATTCCAGCAAATATTAACTGTGTAAGTGCTGGACCTATTACTATTGCTACTGGTTACACTGTAACTATAAATAGTGGTGGTAACTGGGCTATCGTATAAAAAATTATGGCAGGCATTTTAAAAGTTGACCAGATCCAAAACACCGCTGGTGTTAATATTATGGATCTGCAGAATGATAAATTACAAATTTGGGATGGCAGTGGTTATTCTGACATGACCACTCCTGGTGCTTTACTTGGCATTCAAGTGTATACATCGCAAAATGGTACGTGGAATGCTAAATCTACTTCTGGTGGATCTGGAACTTGGACAAAACCTGCGGGTTGCAACCATGTTTTAGTATATGTTACTGGCGGTGGAGGTGGAGCACGCATTAATGATAACAGCTACCGTGGTGCAGGTGGAGGTGGCGGCGCTACTTCAATCAAATATATTGATCTCTCTGGTGTTGCTAGCGTTACTTACCAGTATGGTGGCGGTGGTGCATATGTAAGAAATGGCGGAAGAGCAGGAACGGGAGGAACTTCATCTTTTGGTTCTTATTGTACTGCTACTGGTGGACAAGGCGGACAATCAGACAACCCTCACCAAGGTGGTCCTGGTGGAAATGCCAGTGGTGGAGACATTAACGTCCCTGGTGGTGGTGGAGAAATGGCACACGATGCCAACAGAGAAGGTGCAGGCGGATCTAGTTATTGGCACAAAGCAGGATCGTCTCACCATTACTATAACAACCAAGAAGAAATTACTCACGGACAGTGGGGTTCTGGCGGTGGTTATGGTTATTATTCACAGAATGATTTTGCTTATAACAATAGCAACGGCGGTGCTGGTTGCGTTATCGTATGGGAGTATACTTGATATGTACCAATCATTAGTTCATAAGGAAACAGGAAATATTTGTCAGTTCTTAAAAACTGGAACTGAAGGAAGATTTGAAGTTCATGAAGATTTTATGTGGATCGAAGGTCCATATGAATTAGAACCAAAAGATACTGAAGCTGATTACTTCTACAATTTCCAAGATAGGGAGATTCAGAGAGTAGTTTTGAAACCCCCTTCATATGATCTTTCAAGAAGAATGGACTATCCTGGAATTGCAGATCAATTAGATATGTTATTTCATGACATGGAAAGTGGTCTGGTTCCAGGAAAAGATACTTCCTCTTGGTATGCTGCTGTGAAACTTGTTAAAGAAAACTATCCAAAACCCTAAATACTTTTATAGGACAGAAGCGTAACCATGTCTCAGTTAACTGTTGGAACAGTTGTTACAGGAAATGCTAGTTTAACCACTCAAGGTTTAAAACTACCATCTTTTAACAACGCGGGAAGACCAGCATCCCCAAACGTCGGTCAAATCATTTATAATACCGATGAAAACAAAGCACAGATCTGGAATGGATCTGACTGGGATGAGGTTGGTGGGGGTATCCCCGAACCTGCAAATATCACTAGAGGATCTTATCTAGTATCCGATGGTGAAAACGGTGTTTTCTGGGCGTATCCTGGTCAAACTGTTGCATCTGCTCCTCTTACAGGATTCAGATATAGGAGTTTGATAACACATGGTTTTCTGGTGGCGGGGTATAAAGGATCTAATCCTTGGAGAACTGTTAATAAAACATGGCACGCAAATGATATTACATTCTATTGTGGTGAGCAGTTAACTAGAGCACTAACTTATGCTGACTGTACCTGGAGTGATTACTTTGGTTATGCTCACGGTTGCATTAATGCATTCACGGGAGCATCCAGTCATACTGATTCCATCAACCTACACACAGGTATGAGGAGAATGTTTGGTACTACAGGAAGTAATCCTGGTGGTGGTACTTACTCTCCAACTTCCCCATATGGTTGGGAAGGTGACGACCCTAGAGGCGTCATGGGATACACTGTTGTTGGTGGTTGGAACATGCCTGTCAGTAGAGACAGGAATGCATGTGCTACCGCACAAAAACAACAGTTTGGTTATAACTTAGGTGGCGGTAACGCTGCTGTAGGTAAACTACATTATCCTTCCGAGATTATGTATCAGGTAGGTAGTTCACCTTCTGGTAGTGATCATACTGCTGCATGTGGAGATGAAGAAAAATCTTGGGCGTCTTTCTCTGGTAGTAGATATTCTGTAGATCACTCAAATGATTCCTGGTCTGGTTGGTCATCCAATGCTGCTCCTGATGGAGTTTGTAAGTTCCTACCTTCCAAGTACGGTCATTTCTATGCTGGTACTGGAAACAATGTCACATCACCATGGTCAAAGTATAGTGGTTCAAGTGGAGCTGGTCTAGCAAACGGAACGAAAGTCCGTGCTTACGGTGAAGAAAACTTCATGATGGGACAGGACTGGGGTTATATGATGGGACAATATGATGGTCAACAAAACAACCACACAACCAAGTGGGATTATACTACTGACGTTGAGACCAACATGGGTGCTGCGACAAGACCCAAAGGTCATTATGGTCAATCTTCTGGCGGTTGCTGTTCTGGTGCCGCTTCTGTAACCGCACTTCAGGCACAATAATGAGATATCTAATCATAAACGAAAAGGAAATCAAGCAAGAGCAGTTTGTCAGTTCATCGGCAACTGGAGATCTTCGCTTACATTACAACGAAATGTTTTCGTTGATGCACTTCTCGTGTGTAGAAGTTAGCGAAACAATTTATCAAGTCATCTACAAAGAGTGGGAACACAAGTATAAGGAAGTTACTAAACAACAAGCTTATAACGGATCTAACTTTTTCTCTGAGATCAGACCTTTTGGTAAGGTTGCTGTAAATACAGGAGAAGCAGGATTTGCTTGGACACCTGCTAATGAAATTCTTAAAGTGCCCATTGAATTAACGGATAACATTTTAAAAGATGTTATGGATTTTATGGTTGATTTTGCAAAAGAAATTATTGAAGACGAGTACAATACAAGATTTAGAAATCTCAAGAACACAACAGATTTAGAATCTGCATCTTGGGAGATTCAAAAACATGAAGCAAGAGAATGGTTGACATATAAAGGAGGACAAGGACACAAAACTCCTTTCCTAGATTATCTTTCTATGGAAAGACACATTAATAAAGATGAATTAGCAAATAAAATTTTAGTAAAAGCAGAAGAATGGGAAGATAAACTTTCCACTATGCTCGTATCATATCAATCATTAGTGAAAAAATTTGAAGATTGCACTTCTGTATGGGACCTAAATATATTATACGAGGATTACATCGGTATCCTCTTGCCCCAAAAACAAGCAATTGAAATGGGCAGAACGGTCTCTGAAACTGATTGGGATCGCAAACCTGAATATGAGTGTGACGCATATGTCTTTAAATTCTGACGCTAATTTATCTGATATTGTTTCAGATGTAAGAAACATTGTTAGTTCTGATACTAACGAAATCCATTTATCAAAATCTTTCGTAAATGAATTTGGTCTAACCAATAAAGATTTTGATATCCTGTCTGCTAGTATGCGCTTTAATAGTGGCATGACAGAGTATGAGTGTGAGCACTTTGTTGCTGACCCTCAATTGACTCCATGGAGAAAAGTCCGTCAAGCACTGATGGAACTTGAAACTAGGTATCATGCCTACATGGAAAATAGAAACAGTTTAAGAAAAGCAGAAATTTTAAGAAAGAGATTAATTAGGGACATGGAGTTAGTTCCTGATGAACTCGATAAAGAGTTGATGCAAATTGACATGGAGAAAAATGATTATGATGTTGGTATTTGGAAAAGAAAACTCAGACAATCTGAACTAGAGTTAAAATATTTTTTAAATATTATTGACAAGTATGTTGACGAGGACAATCCCATTGAATATTACTGTGAAGAACAACCACATGAAGTAAGAACTTATTGGGTTGCTCGTATGGGTAAGCAAGCAGCAATGGATATTGTATCGTATGGTAGAATTGGTGCTGGTAACATGACAACAATCATGGACATGCCAGAAGAAGATCAAGTGGAAGCACTTGGTGTTGCTGTTAAATATTCTGGTATGATTGGTGGTGGTATTGATAAACTTAATAAAATGATCGCACCACAGATCCAAGCACAGTTACAGGAAGATGGTATTGCGCTTCCTAAACTACAGCAACATAAATACTCAGGACAACTACAAATAGAGCAAACTAACAATGTCGAGTCAAAGACACCTTGAATTGGTTCCTGTAATCCATCACTCTATTCTTCGTAGATATGAATGGGTAGACCAAACAAAAGATCTTAACCGCGAAAAACTCTTGGAGTTAGCGGAAAGTAATAAGTATATTCTGGACACAAACCCAGAAGCAGAACACATGTATATGGAAAAAGTGATTGTAGATTATGGCAAAATTTTCTCTCCCTCTTAACACCAAATTACCAGAAGATTTTGTAGTTAATACTTTGATTCCTTTTCTTAAAGAATACAAAGATTACATTTATGATATCTATTTCACCTGTCGTATGCCACCTTTCGTGCAAGATGCGATGGGTGATGTTGTTGATGGGGATATGAGAGATACCTCTCTCAATGCTTTATTTGTTTCCCAAGAGACAGGCATTCCCTTGTCTGCTACATTTAATAATATTCAAGTTCCTCCTACTCAAGAAAACTTAGATATTTTTATTGAAAATTTTAGATTTCTATATGATGCAGGAGTTCGTATTGTAACTCTACCCCATACATCATGGGTCTTGACAGGACAGTTGCAGAAAGAGTTTCCTGAACTGTTTATTAAAAATACTATACTAAGAGAAGTCACAAGACCTAATGAGATTGTGAACCTAGCAAAAGCAGGGTTTCACTATGTCAATCTAGACAGAGATCTTATGCGTGACAGAGATACTCTACTTAAGATTAAAGAAGCAAAAGAATACTGTGCTGACATTGGTAAACCAGTAAAAATTTCCTTACTTGCCAATGAATGGTGTTGGGGTGGTTGTCCTATCATGCCCGAACATTACCATTACAATATGGTGAGAGAAAAAGATGACCCTCAGTATTTTAATACTAGTTTAAGTAGGGTGTCTTGTTCTTCATGGGATGAAAGAGATCCTGCAGCATCACTGAAAGCAGCAACTATCCCACCCTGGAAAAAAGATTGGGAAGAGTTTCTTGATCTAGGTATTGATGTATTCAAGATGCATGGCAGAGAGAATGCAATGCGTCTCATGGAAAGCATGGATATTATCAAACGATGGGCGGCAGACGAGGAGATACTACACCCACAGTTTAATGACTACATTGAAGATGTAGCTCTAGAAGAGAAACCAATTGACATCTGGAGAGAGAAGATCAAGACATGTGGTTTTGATTGTTGGAAATGTAATTATTGTGATTCAGTTGTCCAGTCCAGAATGAAACGTAGTGATAGACATTTTGATGATGATATAGAACTAGTTCTAACATCGATTGAAAAAGCAGCAAGATGTGATAGTGAGTTTGTAGAAGAAGGATATAAGTATCCAGGATTGTCTTCCAATATCGTAAGGCATTTCTTAAACAACCTTTTGTCTAAACCTGATGCTATCTACATGGAACTTGGTGTTCATGCTGGTAGTACATTTTTTGCTGCTACCATGAATAGAGATGTGGAAGCATTTGCTGTTGATGATTATTCAGAAGAAGATATTTCTCCGTTTAGAGATGAAGTAAATGTAGAGATTGATAACCCAAAGAAAATATTCTTTAATGGGTTGAGAGAGAAACAATACTTCTGTCCCAAATCAATTCAAGATTTGACACCAAAAAATATACACAAACAACCTAATGTTATTTTTTATGATGCTGATCATGATCCACAATCTCAGTATGATAATCTAACATTTTTGATTCCCGCATTTGCGGACAAGTTTATTCTTGTTATTGACGATGCAAATTTTATGGGTGTTGTGCAGGCAGCAGAGTTCTTTGTAAAAGAGAACAACTTAAATCTTTTGTTTGAGAGAAAGATTCTAACCAAAATTCCAGAAGATCCTAATGGATGGTGGAACGGTATTCATGTTATGGTACTTACAAAAAATGAACTCATTTAAACATCAATATATGATCGTTCATCTTGACGATGATTTTTTTCCTTTATTAGAAAAAGCACTAAAACCATATAACAAATACAATCAAGGTAAAACTGATATATGGGATGGTGATACGTATACTAGTAGTGAAGATCATCCATATAGAAGCTCTAAAGTTTGTTGGGTAGATGATAGTAATGTATACGAATTAATGGATGGATTGGTTGCGTTTGCAAATTCAAAATGTGAGTGGAATCTAGATGTAAATTTTATGGAACCATTTCAACTAACAAAGTATGATGTTAATGATTTTTATGATTGGCACATTGACGAATCAAACTGGAGTCCTGATAAAAGACCAGAGAATAGAATTCGTAAAATAAGTTTTACTGTTTTATTAAACGATGAGTTTGAGGGTGGTGAATTTGAAATTCGTACATCAGAAAAAAATGTGATAGAATTGAAAAAGAGAGATATTATATTATTTCAAGCAGACACTCCACATAGAGTAAAACCAATTACATCAGGTGTTAGACATTCTTTGGTGGGTTGGATACAAGGACCAGCATACAAATGAAATTTATTAAAGAGTATAAATTAAACGATTTATCTATTTGTGATAAGTTAATAGACCTGTTCCATGTTGCTGACGAGAAAGAGTTAACCTATGCTGGTCGTGTAGGTGGGGGAAGTATTGTCCCTGAAATAAAAAAGAGTAAAGATTTTTTTATTGAAGAGGCTGCTCCATGTGGATCTGCAAAGGACTATAAATTTGATTTGTATAAAAACCAGGTTGATAGTTTTATAAAAGAATATTTGCAGTCACTAAAGATTGATAATTTATCTTTTGTTGCGAAACAATTACCTCAGATTCAATACTACAAACCTGGGGATGGATTCTATACATGGCATGTAGATGCATCTGGTCTTGAAGGTTGTGATAGAGCGTTTGTCTATATCACGTATCTTAATGATGTCCCTGATGGTGGTACAGAATTTTACTACCAAGATTACACTGTCAAAGCAGAGAAAGGTAAAACTGTTATCTTTCCAGCAGGTCTTACTCACAAGCATAGAGGACAGATATCAGAGACACAAGAAAAATATATTATTACTGGTTGGATTTGGTGGACATGAATAAACCTATTGTTATTAAAAATGTATTACCAGAATCAGAGTGTATTACTCTCTGGGATTATTTTAATCGCAGATCTCCATCCATGAATAGTTTAGCTACGTGGACATTCAACAATGCTTCATATGGTCAAGGTGATCCTGTGTCTTGGCAGCATCCACTAAGAACTGATCTTATCTTTACTAAGTGTGCTACTACGGTAAGATTAAAAATGATGAAGTATCTACGTAGAGATATAAAACTATGTAAGATACATGTCAATGGTCAAACTGCAGGACAGAATACCATCTTCCATAAAGATTGGGAAGAGCATGGTGTGTGGACGTTCATTTATTTTAATCAACCACACTGGGATGTAGAGTGGGGTGGTGAATTTGTATGTCAGACACCTGATGATGAATATCATTTCACACCTTATGTTCCTAATACAGGAGTATTCATCCCGTCAAACTGGTTACACAAAGGTCAACCACCCAATAGTTTAATTGGAAATGAAATCAGGACAACGATTGCTTTTTCTTTCTGTGATCCTGATATACATGAACATATTATTTCACAAACTACAAGAAAATGGTATTAGCAATTAGGGGATATCCAGTAGATATTGATGCAGATAAACTTATAAAATTTATTGATACTTCTATTGTAGATAATACCCTTACTAAAAATATGGATCATGTATCTAAACTTACCTTTACTGATGGTAAGGATGATTTTTTAGAACATGATGAACCTATGATCAAACATTTAAAATGGTCTTTCTATGATGCATGTTCCAGGTTTTGGGGTATGGATATATTTGATTACAATATAAGTTCGTGGGTGTATGTAGATTGGAATAACAATCCAATAGAACCATACATGCATTCACATAATCCAGAGAATCCTTTTACATTGTCTGGTATAATGTATGTAAAATTAGGTACATCTGGAACTACAATGTTTCCTATACCGAAAAGAGAACCATATTACTTGCCCAATAAATTACTGACGTGGTTTATATTTCCATCCAATCTACCACATACACCAGGTAAAGGAGTGGAAGATCAAAAACGATACAGTATAAGTGCTGATTTATATCCATGATTTATCAACAAAGCAACCTCTCATTTATATCAGAGAAAATACCAGATAATGTATACAAAGATCTATACACATACACAAAGAAACGTAGACAAGAAAGAACCTGGAATTATAATGGGCGACTAGCTGGTGCCTTGGCACAGCAGTCAAGTTTATCTGAATGGAAGTATGAGTGTCCTAAATTTGAAGAATATGTTATTAATCTTTCGACACAACTGTGGTCTGAGGTATATGAAACCTGTCCGTGGGATTTTCAACAGACAAATAATGTTACACCATATATCAAACTAAGAAACCTATGGGTAAATTATCAGAGACAAAATGAATACAATCCTATCCATACACATTCTGGTATTGTGAGTTTTGTTATCTTTGTCGATATACCATATGGTGAAGAAGAGAGAAACACACATAGAAGCAATGGTGCGTTCCAACTAGAAGCAGAAGTGTTACCTGTGGATAAGTCCTGGAACGGTGTTATACTAATGTTTCCATCTACAACTAAACATGCTGTCTATCCTTTTAAATCTACCATACTTGAGAGAGTGACAGTATCTGGAAACTTAACTTGGAACGTGGAGGGTCCTGATGAAGAACATTATTAAAGACAACTGTATCAATCCAAACTATCAAAATTTTATTCACGAAACATTGAGAGTTGATACAGATTTTAGGTGGGTCTACCACGACAATCTATCAGAAGATGGAGAGAGTCAACTACCAGGATTTTCTCATATGTTCTTACTTGACGGAAAATCTACTAGCAGTTATACTGGAATGTTTATGCCTCTCTTATTTGAGGCATGTTATAATACAGGAATCAGTGTTTCTAATGTCATTCGCGGTAGATGTTTTTTACAGACGCCTGGAGTGAGACATAAAGAATATGATTCTATGCATGTTGACTTAGCAGATCCACATATGGTCTGTCTATATTATGTAAATGATAGTGATGGTGATACGTATTTTAGTGAAAGAATGTACGGAGATCCGATTGCTGAATATGATATAAATAGCAATGTCACACCAAAGAAGGGACGGTGTGTTTTCTTTGATGGTTTACGTTTTCACTCAAGCAGTAAACCCACACACAATTCCCGATTTGTAATTAACTTCAATTTCATCCCCTGATAACTATGGATCCCGCACAACTTAAAACAAACTTTGAAGAGCAAATTGCTACAACCGAAAAGCAAATTGCTGAACTCGAAACAAATCTAGTCAAAGCAAAAGAATATAAAATTAAATTGGAAGGCGGTCTAGAAACTCTAGGTCTTCTAGAAGAGAAACCTGAGGAAGCAGCAGAAGCAGCGCCCACAGAAGTAGTAGAATAACTCTCAGATCCCTTCTTCCTAAATAGGTAAGAAGGGATTTTTGTGTGTAATGGCGTCTCCAAATTCAAGAGCTGATCTTATCACATATTGTAAGAGGCAACTTGGTGAGCCTGTATTACAAGTTAACATTGATGACGAACAAGTAAATAATGTTATTGATGACACGTATCAGTTCTTCCAAGAGAACTGCTACAACGGCATGGAAAGATGTTTCATGAGGCATGAAATCACTGCCGATGACATAACTCGTTTCAATGGTAAGTCAACAACATCATCTGGAACAACAAACTGGGAAGAGTCTACTAACTATATTCCTGTTCCAGATCATGTAGTTGGTGTCAGTAAAGTTTTTGGTTTAGTCAGCAACTCAATTAGATCTAATCTCTTTGGTGTTGAGTATCAGATGTTCCTGAATGATCTATATGCATTCGGATCTCTTGATATTGTCAACTACTTTATGAATAAGCAGTATCTAGAAACTCTAGATATGATTCTGAATAATGGTTCGTTCCAACAGTTCAGATATACACAGCGTCGTGATCGTTTATATCTTGACATCAATAAAGCATTCCTCAAAGAAGATACTTATCTTGTAATTGAGGCACATAGGATGATTGATCCTACAGATGCTACAGAGATGAATAATGATATGTTTGTCAAGAAATATGCTACTGCTCTTATGAAGAGACAGTGGGGTCAAAACTTGATTAAATATAACAACGTTCAACTACCTGGCGGTATCACGCTTAATGGTAGAGAATTGTATACAGACGCATTAGGCGAGATTGAGAAAATCGAAAGCGAAGTTCTCAGTAAGTACGCCATCCCACCTATGGATATGATCGGATAAGATGCCTACTAGTCCCTATTTTCCAACTTACTACGCAGGTCATAGCGGCGAGCAAGGTCTCGCACAGGATCTTGTGGACGAACAAATCAAACTGTTCGGAACAGACATATACTATATTCCTAGAGTAGCTCTAAAAGATAACACTCTTAATGAGGTTAGATACTCTAAGTATCAAGAACATTTTCAAATTGAGATGTTGCTTCAAAACGTCATGGGATTTGGAGACAACGCTGAGTTTATCTCCAAGTTTGGTTTAAGGATTACTGATGAGATTATCTTCCGAGTATCTACTAGAAGATGGGACGAAGAAGTAGCAGATCATAATCCTACTATTACTGTTGAGAGTAGACCTAACGAGGGAGATCTACTCTACTTCCCACTAACAAAAGATATCTACGAGATTAAATTTGTTGGTAAGGAAGAACCATTCTTCCAGTTTGGTAAGATCCAATTCTATGCTATCACTGCTGAGATCTATGAGGTTGGTAGTGATTCGTTCGAGACAGGCGTTGAAGAGATTGATGATGTGGAAGAACTATTTGATCCAGCAATTAAACTATTCATGGACCCTGGTGGTTCTGGAGACTTTATAGTTGGAGAAGAGATTGTTGGTGATGAGTTCTTAGCAAAAGCAACATCTGCTATTACAGGCGATGCTGTTTCAGGTATTACAATTTCAGATGGTGGAGCACATTATAAAGTTGCTACACCACCATCCGTAACTATTTCTGGAGGAGGTGGAACAGGTGCAACTGCTACTACAACGGTTAGCTCTACTGGCATTGTTAACGGCATTGCTATCACCAGTGGCGGGAGCGGTTATAGTTCTGCGCCTACTATCACAATTGATTACTCACCCAAAGATAACAGAGCAGAAGTTAAGTCCTGGGATAGCGCAACCAGAGCTCTCCAAGTCTACAATAGAACAGGAACCTTTACTACTGCTGAAGTAATTACTGGTATAACTTCAGGTGCCAAGTGGAGTCCTGAGACATTCGACACTCTAAATAATACCAACAGCAACTACGATCAGAATAGACAGATCGAAGATTCTGGTGATGAGATTATCGACTGGACTGAAGGTAATCCATTCGGTGAATTTGGCAACTTTACGGATAGCATCTAATGTTAGGATCACATTTTTATAACCAAATAGTTCGCAAGAACATTATTGCATTTGGTACACTCTTCAATAATATCACAATGAAGAGTTCTGATCCTGAGACAGGAGAAGTTTTAGAGGAAATTAAAGTTCCTCTTGCCTACGGACCAAAACAAAAGTTCTTGGTTCGTATTGGAGAGAATGCTAGCAGCAGTAAAGTGGCAATTACTTTGCCACGTATTTACTTTGAGATGACAGGAATTGATTACGATTCTTCCCGTAAGACATCACCAATTCAAAAATACAAAACTATCATTGATGGTAATGGTGGTGAAGTTAGAGTTCAATATGTTCCTGTTCCTTATAATATAAATTTTGAACTAGGAGTTATTGCCAAATCTCAAGATGATGCTTTACAGATTGTAGAGCAAATTCTGCCATATTTTCAACCATCTTTTAGTATCACTCTTAACATGATACCAGACATGAATGAGAAACGTGATATTGCTATCATATTAAATGGTATCAGTGGAGAAGATGAGTGGGATGATAGTTTTCTAGAGCGTAGATATATTGCTTATACACTACAGTTTACAATGAAATCGTATCTGTATGGTCCATACAACACTGCGGATGTCATCAAGAAAGCAATTATCCATGAAACTTTGGGCGATCTTGATGTCGGTCGTAGAACAATTACAAGAACATATACACCAAAAGCAATTACAGATATCAATACTGATGGAGTTATCGATGTAAACGATGATGCCTTAGTTGATGCTGGTGATGACTTTGGATTTAATGAAGGGATTCAATTCTTATGAGTAACCTAGAAGATAACATGGAGGAAATCCTCAACATTAGTGCTGAACCTGTTGAGGAATCCAAACCATCTAAACCACAACCACCTAAGGTTGATGCTGAAGATCGTGAAAAAGATTACAGATATACACGTACTGAATTATACTCCCTCATAGACAAGGGTCAGGAGGCGGTCAACGGGGCATTAGAGGTCGCTCAGGAGTCAGGGCACCCAAGAGCGTATGAAGTCGCTGTAGCGGCAATGAAGCACGTCGCAGACATGACAGACAAACTTGCTGATCTTCATAAGAAGATGAAAGATCTTGACGAGGATAAGAAAGGACCATCTAAAATTACCAACAATGCTATGTTTGTAGGATCTACAGCAGAGCTTCAGAAGATGCTTAAGGATATGAGTGGGGGTAAACGCTAAATAATCTCGTACACCCTCGTCGGTTGTCATGAGAGATTATAAAGAATTAAAAGAACTCTGTGAAGCAAAGCGCGGTCTCTACGCAAATATCCACGCAAAGCGAAAACGAGGAGAAGCACCAGCGAAGTCAGGTAGTAAGGACTACCCCGCTAAGGATGCTTTTCAAAAGGCGGCGAGGACTGCCAAAGAAAGTTTTGAACTCACCACAGAAGCAGCCTGGACAAAAAAAGCAGGCAAAAACAAAGAAGGAGGTCTCAATGAAAAGGGACGAAGATCTTATGAGAAGGAAAATCCAGGATCTGACCTTAAGGCACCAAGCAAAAAGGTTGGAAACCCCCGCAGGGCATCGTTCTGCGCTCGAATGAAGGGCATGAAAAAGAAACTAACCAGCAAAAAAACTGCTAACGATAAGGACAGCAGAATCAACAAATCACTACGTAAGTGGAATTGCTGACATACTTGTTAAAAGTATGTTAAAATAGAGCAATTTTACTCACACAATCTATAATTATATTATGAGTTCTGATATGACAATGCGTTTAAATGACAGCGACATCACACGTTTAGTCAAAGCTTGCCAACTCTACCAAGAGAAGACGGGTTCTGAATACATGTGGGACGAGTATAACGATTTAATTCAAAAACTCAACACTTACAAAGAACAACATTCTGTAGCGAAATGAAATCTTTAATTACGATTCTGGTTGTGTTATTTTTTGCTGCCCCAGTATGGGCAGTAGATGTAGTAATGGGTTCTGGTGGGAACCTAGTATTTGAACCTAATGAGATCACAATCTCGGCAGGTGACACAGTTCACTTTATCAACGAAGCACTACCACCACACAATATTATTGTAGAAGCACGTCCTGATCTCTCTAGAGAATCATTACTGTTTGCTCCAGGAGAAACACAGGACGTTGTATTTGCTGACGCAGGAGACTATAACTTCTTCTGTGGTCCCCATCAGGGAGCAGGTATGACTGGTGTTGTTCACGTAAATTGAGAGACTATAATGAATTGGTCTCCCGAATTAAAAAAACGATATAACTTTGCTTTATCAGCATTTTCAAGAATGTATGGTACAAGTCATATCACAATGGAGATGATGCACTTCAGTTATCAATGGGCGGATTCTGATAACAATCATCCAGAAGGAACATTAACTAGTATCGATTTTTATTTCCGAGACTTATGGACAAACGCAAAAACGATATGAAAGTAATACCATCGTTAGTAATTTTAGGTAGCATTGCTTTTTTTGTTATCTGGGGAATCAACAACGCTTATCCAGTATGATGTTACAATTCGCTAGATTCTGTGGGGTTGTATTAAACAACCCATACGGATTAGGATTTCTCTCAACCATTTTAGTCTTTGTCCCCATCATAGGAATGTGGGCAGTTCATAAATACGATTGGCAGCACTGGGAACCTTTCCACAAACATGAATAAGGAACCGGACTACACTGTCAATTTAACAATAGAAGATATACGTCTCTTACACCATTGTGTGATAAAGAGGTTAGAAATGTGGGAAGGATTTCCTGCTCGACCAGCAGAAGAACAAGAGCACCTATGGGTAATGAGAGATTCTCTTTTCCGAATGATGTTAGATTATAAATTTAATGAACTATGAGTGCTATATTTGTATTTGGATTTGTAATACTACTTACTATAGGAATGGAACTTACTTGGCCTGTTAAGAAATGAATTTATTATTACGCCCTCTTGATAATGTTACTGATCCTGTATGGTCGGTAATTATATGTGTAATACTAGCAGTTGCCGGAGCATTGTTCGTAGTCGTATACATACTACGACAAGCATTTGCAGAGTTAGAAGATGGGAGCAATGACGCCACCGAGCAGGAAGAGCTGCTACAACTTTCGAGTGACGGAGATCAATCGTGTCCTTGATGGTGATACTATTGATGTTACTATCGACCTCGGGTTTGATTTATACAAGAAAGAAAGAGTTAGAGTTGCTGGAGTTGATACGCCAGAGAAGAGAACTAGAAACCTTGAAGAGAAAGCTCTGGGACTAGATGCTACCAACTGGATGAAAGAAAAACTAGAAGGTGCTATTGCTGGTGATGATGAACTCTCTGTCCGAACTGAATTGGTTGGCGGTATGGGTAAGTACGGTCGCCTTCTTGGTTGGTTATATATTGGAGACGCAGAAATATCATTGAACGAGCAGATGATTACTGAAGGGTACGCTCATGCCTATGATGGAGGCACTAAAGATATGAACTTAGAAAAACTAAGAGAGATTCGTAGAGAACATGGCACGTTAATAGAATAAGTGTAAACCCACACTTATAAAAAAGTAGCTAAACGATACATTCTTTTCCACTACATACACTATAATGTTTGTAGTGGAATATTATCATGCTTGGCATATACGTATTACTTACTGGTTTCGTTTTACTTGTAGCATATGCAGGTATGGAAGAAACAGTGCGTCTCTTCGCATACATTGATCTTATGATTAGATATCAGTGGATTAAATTTAGAACGTTTATGATGAGACGTAAACTAGAACAACAACTCATAAAGGATTTACCTGATTACAATAAACTCATAAAGGAATTAAAAGATGACCAACGATAAGGAACTGTCGGATCTCAAACTAGAGAGAAAAGAATGTCCTAAATGTGGTGCTATTTGGATTAACGGCAAACACATCTTCAGTGGCACTGCCGCATCATATGATAGAAGTGAACTAGACCTTGCTGGTTTAGTTTGTAATAACTTAGGAGATAATACTTGTATCAACCCATCAAAAGGAAAAGAGGGTGGAACTACTTGGGAATATCGCGCAGGATATATTGATGGTATGATCAAAGGAAAAAGAGATTCTATCAATGAATTAAATGATAAATTTGGAGATCTCTAAATACTAGTGGTGAACTAGGTTTTTGTTTTGGCGACTGGTACTGATGTATATTTGGGTAATCCCAACCTGAAAAAGGCGGGGACCCCAATACAATTTACAAAGAAGCAGATTGATGAGTGGATCAAGTGTAAGAATGATCCCATCTACTTTGCGATGAACTATATAAAAATCATCTCTCTTGATGAAGGTTTGGTGCCTTTTGAGATGTATGATTTTCAAAAAAAGATTTTGAGTGATTTTCATGAGACAAGATTCAACATCGCAAAGCTCCCAAGACAAACAGGGAAGTCTACTACGGTTGTCGCTTATCTTCTTTATTACGCAATTTTTTACGATAGTGTTAATATTGGTATTCTTGCAAACAAGGCATCTACCGCTAGGGAACTGCTAGGAAGATTACAACTTGCTTACGAGAATCTACCAAAGTGGATGCAGCATGGTGTGTTAGTCTGGAACAAAGGTAATGTGGAGTTAGAAAATGGCAGTAAGATATTGGCAGCTTCTACATCTGCAAGTGCTGTCCGAGGCATGTCGTTTAACATTCTCTTCCTCGATGAGTTCGCATTCGTTCCAAACCATGTTGCGGAGCAATTCTTTGCCTCTGTTTATCCTACTATTACTTCTGGTAAATCAACGAAAGTAATTATTATCTCTACGCCCAATGGCATGAATCACTTCTACAAGATGTGGGAGGATGCTAGGCGTGGTAAAAATGATTATACTACTAACGAAGTTCACTGGTCTCAAGTTCCTGGCAGAGATGCTAAGTGGAAAGAAGAGACGATTAAGAACACATCCCCAAGACAGTTCGCGCAGGAGTTTGAATGCGACTTCCTTGGATCTGCTGACACTTTGATTAGTCCAGCAAAACTACAAACTATACCATTCGCTGATCCGATTAAATCAAATGCTGGACTTGATATCTATGAGAGAGTCGAAAAGGATCACGAATATATTATTACTGTCGATGTTGCCAGGGGAATTGGTGGCGACTATTCTGCTTTCCTCGTGTTTGATATCACCACGATGCCGTATAAGATCGTTGCGAAGTACAGAAATAATGAGATTAAACCTGTATTGTTTCCCTCAGTAATTTTTCAAGTTTGCAAAGAATATAATAACCCATACGTTCTGGTAGAAGTAAATGACATTGGAGATTCTATTGCTGCTACTCTCAATTATGATCTTGAATATCCTAATGTACTTATGTGTGCAATGCGTGGTAGAGCGGGTCAAGTTGTGGGTCAAGGATTCTCAGGATCAAAAACACAACTAGGTGTCAAGATGAGTGTGACCGTGAAGAAGATCGGTTGCTCTAATCTCAAAGCTATTATTGAAGAAGACAAGTTATTGTTTAATGATTTCCAGATCTTCCAAGAACTTACCACGTTCGTTCAAAAGAAACAAGCATGGGAAGCAGATGAAGGATACCATGATGACCTTGTAATGTGTATGGTTCTCTTCGCATGGTTAGTCATGCAAGAGTATTTTAAAGAGATGACAGATCAGGATATCCGAAGAAGAATCTATGACGAACAACGTAATCAAATAGAACAAGACATGGCTCCATTTGGTTTCCTTGATGATGGTATGGGTGATGATACTTTTGTTGATGGAGATGGAAACCTTTGGGAATATGGAGACAAGCAAGAAGAAGTCGGATACATGTGGAACTACTAATGAACATTGAAGACCAATTTTCATTAGAACATATTCTATTCAAAGAAAGAAAATGTAGATCATGTGGGATTAAAAAAGATCTTATAGAAGATTTTTATCTTACGCGAAAAACTAAGAAAGGACATCCATCAGCATACGCCTACGAATGTAAAGAGTGTACTGTCAAAAGGGTTATGGAATCTAGAAAAAAGAGAGATCCATTTACTGATTGGGGATATCCAGATTGGTAGTTCATGTATTGTTCACCACCTCTGAAGCATTCAAAAATCTAAATAGATTTAGATAAAATTGATATCTAAAGAGGTATAAAACATGGCAAGTCAAGTCTCGCCTGGTGTTGTTATTAGAGAACGTGATTTTTCCAATGCTGTTGTAGTAGGAGCTACCGCTATTCGCGGTGCTATTGCTTCTTCATTCCGCACTGGTCCAGTAGGCAAAATTGTAAACATTGGTTCCGAAAGAGAACTTATTGATGTGTTCGGCGCACCATCCGAGGCTAACGCTGGAGATTGGTTGGTTGCTTCAGAATTCCTCCGCTACGGCGGACAACTCGCAGTTGTTAGAGCAACAACTAGTGTTTTAAATGCTACCGAAAGTGGTAGTGGTGTTCTTATCGGTGATAAGGATGCTTTCGATGCTGGCGTAACTTCCGAGAAGTTTGCTGCTCGCTATGCTGGTGCTGAAGGTAACAACCTTAGCATCGTAGTCGTTGACCGTGGCGCTGATTATGTCATCGCAAAAACTGGTCATGGTTTAGCAGTTGGTGGCACATATACAGACGATGCTGCCGTAGGACACGAAGTGTATGAAGTTATTAACGCTAATAGTTTCTCTATTGTAAAAGGTTCTGCTGTTCCAACTCCTGCTGCTGGTGATACAGCAACTGCTTGGGATTACAATTCACAAACAATCGCTTCAACTGGTTTAACTTATAAAGCAATTGGTCCTCGTCCTGGCACATCTGCATATGCTGCAGAGCGTTTCCTTTCAAATGACGAAGTACATGTTGCTGTTGTTGATACAGCAACCAATACTATTGTTGAGAGACTAACGTATCTCACAAAATTAACTGACGGCAAAACTCCAGAAGGTGCTTCATCTTATTGGAAGGATTACGTAAATCAGTATTCCAGATATGTCTATGCTGGTGTTGGTCTTAGTTCTGCTGAAGTAACAACTGTTGGAGAAGATCCCGGTGCTGCTGCTGCATCTTATGGTGCTACTGCTGCTTCCCCACTAGAACTAGCAAGAATTCTGCCTACTGCAGGTGGTGCTTTAACTGGTGGTACTGATGACTACGCATATACTGCTGGTGAAATCCAAGCAGCATATGATGAGTTCCTAGATACAGAGCAAACAACTGTTGACTTCGTTTTGATGGGTGGAAATGCTGCTAACGAAAACGATACTGTTGCTAAAGCACAAGCAGTTGCTGCTATTGCTAACAGCAGAAAAGATTGTGTCGCATTCCTTTCTCCTTGGACTGGTACTCAAGTAGCTACTTCTGGTGGCAGTGCTTTGACTCCAGCACTACAACTATCAAACACAATAGCATTCTTTGATAACATCAGTTCTTCTTCATATGTTGTTCTAGACAGTGGTGTTAAGTATACATACGATCGTTTCAATGACAAGTATCGTTACGTAGGTTGTAACGGTGATGTTGCTGGTGTATGTGTTTCAACTTCTTCTATCCTTGATGACTGGTTCTCACCTGCTGGTCTAAATCGTGGTGGTATTCAGAATGTTGTAAAACTTGCTTTCAATCCAAACAAAGCACAACGTGATGATCTTTACACAAATAGAGTAAACCCAATCGTCTCAATGGTCGGTTCTGGTCCTGTTCTATTTGGAGATAAAACTGCTCTTGCTTCTCCTTCCGCATTTGACAGAATTAACGTTCGCCGTTTATTCCTCAACGTTGAGAAGAGAGCAAGAGGACTCGCAGAAAGCGTACTCTTTGAGCAAAACGACAGCACAACTCGTGGAGCATTTGCTGCTTCAATGACTTCTTATCTTGCTGAAGTTCAAGCACGTAGAGGTGTTACAGATTTCTTGGTTGTTTGTGACGACACAAACAATACTCCAGAAATCATCGACAGAAATGAGTTTGTCGCTGAACTCTACCTCAAGCCTACACGCTCCATCAATTATGTAACAGTTACAGTAACTGCTACTAAGACGGGCGTTTCGTTTGCTGAAGTCATCGGTAGATGATAATTAATTATAGAGAAAAAATTACGAGATAAACAACAATGGCACTGTCAAACGTTTCTAGTTTCTTACAAACTATCGGTCAGGGCGTTAAGCCCAACATGTTCCTGGTGGACGTTAAGTTTCCTGACGCTCTTTCAAAGGGCGGTGAGGATCTGAAACTTACAAATATTCTTTGTAAGTCTGCTGCTCTACCAGGTTCAAATCTAGGTGTGATCGAAGTTCCTTTCAGAGGAAGAACAGTCAAAATCGCAGGTGATCGCACCTTCGATACATGGTCTGCTACTTTCTTCAATGATAAGGACTTCAAACTTCGCGCATTCTTTGAAGAGTGGGCAAACAACATCAACACCCACGAAGCAAACACATCCCCACTCTTTACTCCATCAACAACTTCTGGTTACATGGCAGATCTTTCTGTCAAGCAACTTGAAAAAGATGCGAGCGAAGAAGGATCAATTCTCAGAGCATATACTCTGAAGTATTGCTTCCCAACTAATGTTTCTCCTATCGATCTTGCTTATGATAGCAATGATCAGATTGAAGAATTCACTGTTGAGTGGCAGTATTCTTACTTCACCGCTGAAGCAGGATCCAGAGATGGAGTTTCTGGCATTGGCGTGGTCTGATAAATAGTTGGAAGCGCACAAGTTAAATAGATAATCATGAGTCAGTTATTTGGCTTCCAAATTAACAGAAAAGAGGGGCAGCGAGGTCAATCTCCTGTCCCTCCTTCTGCTGAAGATCCAGTTGCAGTAGCAGCAGGTGGATATTATGGAACGTATGTAGATACGGATAATCAAGCTCGTAATGAGTTTGAGATGATCCGTCGTTATCGTGATATGGCAATTCATCCTGAGGTGGATAGTGCTGTAGATGAAGTTGTTAACGAGTTTATCGTAAGTGATGCTTACGATTCTCCTGTAGAAATTAACTTAGATAATCTAGGTGTTGGTGCTGGAGTAAAAACTAAAATTCGTAATGAGTTTGAGTATCTCAAAAGACTTTTAAACTTCGACAATCGAGCACATGAGATTGTCCGAACTTGGTATATTGATGGACGTTTATTTTATCATAAGGTTATCGATTTAGATAATCCTAAAAAAGGTATTACAGAACTTCGTTATATTGATCCGATGAAGATCAAGAAAGTTCGTCAAAAAATTGACAATACTCCAAAAGATTCTCTAGCGAAAGCAGCAATCAAAGGCACGGCGCTTGAGTATGAATATGGAACGTTTGTCGATTACTATCTTTACAATCCAAAAGGTTTCTATAAAGGCGGTGTCCTAGGACCGATTGGAGATATGTCTTTGTCTCAGGGTGTCAAGATGGCAACTGATTCAATTACATTCTGTCCTTCTGGACTACAAGATTTAAACAAAAGAATGACTCTTGGTTTCCTTCATAAGGCAATCAAGACTCTCAATCAGTTAAGAATGATTGAAGATTCAATTGTTATCTACAGATTATCACGCGCACCTGAGCGTAGAATTTTCTACATCGATGTAGGCAATCTACCTAAGGTAAAAGCAGAACAATACTTGCGTGATGTTATGTCTCGCTATCGCAACAAGCTTGTGTATGACGCACAAACTGGCGAGATGCGTGATGACAAAAAGCACATGAGTATGCTTGAAGATTTCTGGTTGCCTCGTAGAGAGGGTGGACGTGGTACTGAAATTACTACGTTGCCTGGAGGACAGAACCTAGGTGAGCTCAAGGATGTTGAGTATTTCAAAAAGAAACTATACAACTCACTGAACCTACCACCTTCACGTCTTACTGACGATAGCAAAGGATTTAATCTTGGTAAAACTACTGAGGTTCTTCGCGATGAACTTAAGTTTACAAAGTTCATTGGTCGTCTCCGTAAGAGATTCTCTGAGATGTTCCACGACATGCTCAAGACTCAACTCATTCTTAAAGGAGTAATTTCTCCTGAAGACTGGGATGATATGAAGGAGCATATTCAGTATGACTATCTCTTTGATAATCATTTCAATGAATTAAAAGAAATTGAAATGATGAACCAGAGGATGATGACTGTAAGTCAAATGGATCCTTTTGTTGGTAAGTATTTCTCTGTTGAATATATCCGTCGTCATGTTCTGGGTCAGAAAGATACAGAATATAAGGATATCGATAAGCAAATTCGTAAGGAGATTGCTTCTGGTATCTCTGTTGATCCAGCAGAAACAAATGCTATGGATCAAATGACAGCAGCAAACACTGCCCTTGCTCCTGAAATTCAGGATCAGCAAGCACAAGATGCAGCGGAAAGAGAGGCAATTTCTGCTGACGCTGCGGCAGAAAGAGAAGTAGATAAGGCAAAGAAAATGCCTTCACCTTCTACAAATAATAAATAAATTATACAGAATACTTATTATGGAACAACATAACCCTGAACCTGGCGTGGTAAATATCGTTGATAAGATCAGCGACAACGACAGGGCATCTGCTATTGATGCTATTCATGATCTACTTTTTGCTAAAGCATCTGATGCTATGGCAACATACAAGCAGGTTGCCGCGAATACATTCTTTGATGAACCCACAGAAACGGAAGAACCCGATGAAACTGATAACGGAAACGATTGAAAACGTCAAAATCCTCACTGAGGAAAGAGACGGAAAGAAACTTCTTTATATCGAAGGAGTATTTTTACAGTCAGAACTAAAGAACCGTAATGGTCGCATGTATCCTTTCGATGTTCTCAACAATGAAGTTGAGAGATACAACGAAGAGTATGTGAAATCAAAGCGTGCTCTAGGTGAACTCGGACATCCCGATGGTCCTACTATCAATCTTGATAGAGTATCTCACAGAATCACAAGTCTTCGCGCTGAAGGAAATAACTTCATTGGTAAGGCACAAATTCTTGATACACCCATGGGACAAATTGCTAAGTCTTTACTTGGCGAAGGAGTTCAGTTAGGTGTTTCATCCCGTGGTATGGGAAGCATCGAAAAGCGCGAAGATACTTCAGTAGTTCGCGATGACTTCATGCTTACAACTGCTGCTGATATTGTAGCAGATCCTTCAGCACCTGATGCTTTTGTTAATGGCATCATGGAAGGTAAAGAATGGGTATGGGACAACGGTATTCTCAAGGAATCAAAAGTTGATAAATACCAACGTTATATCAATGGCGCTCCGCGTCGTGAGTTAGAAGAGAGAACACTCAAGGTGTTTGAGGATTTCCTCGGAAAACTTTGATTTATAAATAAACTTAGATTAATTATTTACGGAAAATTACGAGGTAATCTCAAATGTCAGATATGTTAAATGAAAAATTTGAGGAGTTCGTTACCGAGCAAAAGGTGATTGTAGAAGCTGGTGATCCTATGCCAACAGTTTCTGCTAATATTATCCCCGGTGCTGGTAGTGAACCCTCTCAGGTTTCTGACGCGCAGACTGGTTCTGGCGGCAAGGATCCTATGCCTTCAGTTCAACCAGGTGTTGCTCCTGGACAATCTGCTGCTGCAGATTTAGGTGGAACTTCCACTGCTCCTAATGAGGATGATGACGACGGCGAAGAGAATCCTGGCGCTAAAGCGGCAGCACCTATTTCGCAAGTATCTGGCGATCCCCAACAGCGTGCCGGTAGTCCTGACGCTATGCCTACTGTTGGTGCTGATGTTGCCTACGCAACTAGTACTGGACCTGCTGTTACTTACCCCATCAAACCTTCCTTTGAAGAACTTGATGTTTCCGCTGATGTTGCCGCTCTAGTAGAAGGCACAGAACTCTCTGAAGAGTTCGCTGAGAAAGCAAAAGTCATTTTTGAGGCTGCTGTCAAAGCGAAAATCTCTGAGGAGTATGACAAACTTGTAGAGCACTTTGCTGCTGAACTCGATAAGCACGTATCATCTGCTAAGGCAGAACTTTCCGAGGAAGTAGACGGCACAGTGTCCTATGCCATCGGTCAATGGATGGAGCAAAACCAAGTTGCTATTGACCGTGGAATCAGAAATGAGATCACTACAGACTTCATCGCAGGTTTGAAGGGTCTCTTTGAAGAGCACTACATTTCTATTCCCGACGAGAAAGTCGATGTTGTAGAAGGTATGGCTGAATCTATTCGTGAGATGGAAACACGCCTTGACGAACAGGTCAAAGCAAACGTGAAATTACAAAATCGTCTTAATGAGTCTGCCAAACTCAATATTCTTTCCACCGTGTCAGAAGGACTCGCAGATACTCAAAAAGAAAAACTCGCAGCACTTGCTGAGGGTCTAGAGTTTGTCTCGGAAGAGTCATTCTCCAAGAAGGTTACGACCATCAAGGAGTCTTACTTCAAAGAGTCAATCGCTACCCCAACGGAAGTTGTTGATGAATCCCCAGTCGAAGGTGTAGATGATTCTAACCCAGTAATGGCGCAGTATCTAAAAGCACTTGATCGCTGGTCCTAATAATAAACCCCACATTTTTCAAATAAGAGCAAACAAATGTTTAATTCAAAAGCTCTAACCGAAAAGTGGTCTCCTGTTCTAAGTCATGAAGGCGCTGGTGCCATCAAAGACAACTATAGAAAGGCTGTTACCGCTGTTCTGTTAGAAAACACAGAAAATCAACTACGCGAAGAGCGTGGTATGATGAACGAAGCTAGTACTGTTGGAGCTATCAGCGCAGCTGGTGGACAAGCACTAGGTGGTTCTGGTCTAACCACCAAGACTGGTGGACTTGCAGGTTTCGATCCTGTAATGATCAACCTTATCCGTCGCGCAGCACCTAACTTGGTTGCTTACGACATCTGTGGCGTTCAACCCATGAGCGGTCCTACTGGACTTATCTTCGCAATGAAGAGCCACTACAACACCAGAGCTGGCGCTGAGGCACTCTACAACGAGCCTGACACCAACTTCTCTGGAAACACACAGGGTCCTGGCGCATACAACGATCCCGTATCTCCTCTTGGCGATGGCGGCACGACTGATGCTAACCCTGGTCTGCTTAACGACGCCACTGGCGGCGGCACAACTGCTGCTAACTACGAGCGCCAAGCAGGCAACATTGCTAGAGAAACAGCAGAAGTTCTTGGATCGGGTTCGACCTTGTTCAACGAAATGGACTTCAGCATCGAGAAGACTGCGGTCACTGCTAAGACCAGAGCTCTTCGCGCTGAGTACACTCTAGAATTGGCACAAGACCTTAAGGCAATCCACGGTCTTGATGCAGAGCAGGAACTCGCTAACCTATTGTCTAGCGAAATCCTTGCTGAGATCAACCGTGAGGTTGTTCGTACCGTTTACACCGTTGCTAAGCCTGGTGCTCAGAACAACGTTGCTAACGCTGGTGTATTTGACCTCGACGTTGACAGCAACGGTCGTTGGTCGGTTGAGAAGTTCAAAGGACTTATGTTCCAAATCGAGCGCGATGCTAACGCTATCGCACAAGAGACTCGTAGAGGAAAGGGCAACTTCATCGTCACTTCTGCTGACGTTGCTTCTGCTCTTGCCATGTCTGGCACACTCGACTATTCCTCAGGTCTAACTGGTGCTGGTGGTCCTTCCATCGGTGATGTTGATGACACCGGAAACCTTCTAGTCGGCACCATGAACGGTCGCATTAAGGTCTATGTTGATCCTTACTCTGCTAACGTTTCTAACACCCACTACTACGTAGTTGGTTATAAGGGTTCTTCCCCTTATGACGCAGGACTATTCTACTGCCCCTACGTTCCCCTCCAGATGCTCCGCAGCATCGATCCTCAGACCTTCCAACCTAAGATTGGTTTCAAGACCCGCTACGGCATGGTCAGCAATCCTTTCGTTGAGTCTTCTGCAGGAACTCCTGATGCTGAAGCACTTACTGCTTCTAAGAACCAGTACTACAGACGTGTTCGCGTTGCGAACCTCGCCTGATATCGGTTATTACGAAATCAACACAGGGACCCTGCGGGGTCCCTTTTTTTGTGCTTAAATAGAACTAGTAATACTTTATCATTATGCCTCGCGGTCGCTTACACAAAACAGATATGCTTGCAAAGGTGTATAGATTAAAAACTGAATTGTATGATAAAGAAACAAATCCTGGCATGACAGGTCAGTGGTATGACGGAGCTCATGATTCTCTAGATAAGATCTTAGATATAATTAATGAATACGCGCAGTAAAATATAATATGAAAATTATTGACCCATGTGAAATTTTTGCTTTAGATGATCTTAACTGGAGGGTTAACATTTATCATGTTGGAAATTCAAATAATAGAATTTTAGTAGTTAAAAAATTTTTTAGAAACCCAGATAAGGTAAGAGAGTTTGCTAAATCAGTTGCTTATGTAAATACTATTGATGGTCAAGTAAGTAATATTCCTGGTTATGTTTACACAATTGGAAATTTGTCTGAGATTGCAAAACCTATAAGAAAAATAATTAAAAGTAAATTTGCAAGTTTTGAAACTTCTACTTATTTAAATAAATTTACTTTCCAAAATTACGCAGTAAATCAAAATGTTAGAGAGGTAAGTTTATTTCCTCATACAGATAACATTAGATATGCTGGTGTATGTTCCCTCAATAAAGATAATGAATATTGTGGAAAAGATAATGGAACTGCTCTATGGAGAAAAAATAGTACATCTGAAGAATATATGTCAAGAGATTATAACTACAGAGCAAACTACTTTCGTGATGCAGATCCTATAGATAAAATTAAATATGTTAAGTGTGATCCATCTATTGCTATTATCGATGGATGGAGTAGGTATCATGTAATTCCACATTCGTATAATACTATGATCTTTTACGAAGGTACTTTATGGCACTCCCCATATTACACTGCATCAAAATGGAAAAGTGATCGTTTAACGTTTAATTGTTTCTTAGATTAATGAAAGATAAAAATTTTAAAAAACTTGCTATGAAGGATTTAAAAATAAAAACTGATATTTTAATGGAAGAACCTTGTCCAATCTATGAAGCAGATGAAAAAGACTGGGAAGACTTCTGGTATAACGAGGATAAATAGTATCAGCTTGGGAAGTTGACATGTCTGCTGAATGGTATAAGGAACAACCTACTAATAGGAATTTCCTGAACCCTATTGGTTATCTACTCAAATTAGAAAAATTTGAAGGTGTAGACTTTTTCTGTCAGACAGCAAATATCCCCGACGTTTCAATGCCAGTTACGGAAGTAGCAAGTCCTTTTAGAAACTTGCCTATCATTCCCAGCGGTGGTGTAACGTTCGGGGATTTTTCTGTGCGTTTTATTGTTGACGAAGATCTTGTAAACTACAACAGTATTTACAAATGGATTAGAGACAATGGTAACGCAGATCAAATGCAACGCACAACAAAAGAGTCAGAGATTTATACCAACGGACAACTTAACATTGTCACCTCACAATATAATCCAGCATTTGTTATAGACTACAGAGATATCTTCCCTGTCAGTTTGTCGGGGTTACAATTTGATGCTACAATGACAGATGTAGAATACATTACTGCTGAAGTTACATTTAAACATCAACAATTTTTTATTCGTGATAAACAATTTAAAACTCTATGAATTT